AAAGAGGTAGAATACATGAGCGAAGAAGAGGATGGGTTAACTCGTTATTGGTAGGTGACCCAGGTATGGCAAAGTCTATGCTATTAGAGGAGATACAAAAAATAACTCAGAAGAGTACATTCACTACAGGTAAGGGGAGTACCGCAGCAGGACTAACAGCAGGGATGGTTAAGCAGGACAATGGAACCAGCATATTACAGGCCGGTACATATCCTCTTAGCCATCGTGGAGTAGCAATCGTAGACGAATTTGATAAGATGAATAAAGATGATATGGGTATTATGCACGAGGTAATGGAACAAGGTAAGGTATCTCGTTCTGTTTCAGGAAAAAATGTTTCCCTCCCAGCTATGGCCGTAACATTAGCAGCAGCTAACCCTAGATTTGGTAACTATGATGACAGTCTCACATTAATGGAGAATATTGACTTACCTACACCAATCTTAACTAGATTCGATTTGATATTTCTTATCAAGGATAAGGTAGATGGTATTATGGATGAAAAAAAGGCAGACAAAGTGTTGGAAGACTTTGGTATTGGTAGTAAAACAGAGAAAGAAACTTACATGACAAGAAAACAACTCATGGCTTACTTAAATTATGTATTAAATATAGAGGTAGAGTTGACACCAGGAGCCCAACAAAAATTAAAGAAAATATATGAGAAGCTCCGTAATATATCTAAAGAGAAGGGCACTATACCAGTAACACCAAGAACATTAGAGTCATTAGGAAGATTAACAATGTGTTATGCACGTATGCTATTCAAGAACAAAGCAGATGAAACAGATGTAGCTGCAGTATATGAATTATATAGAGAGTCATACCACACATTCGGTAAAGAATTAGAGGACTCAGGCTCACAATTAACCTTGATGAAGTCAGAGAAACTTAACAAGGACCAACAGTTCACAAAAGCCTGGAAGAAATGTGAGAATGATAAAAAATATGTAGACGAGAAAGACTTGTATGAAATACTAGAGTTAGAGTATCACTGGGAAAGAAAGTCCAGCATGAATAAGTTTAACCAATGCTATAGCTCAGGTATAATTAGAAAGTGTGCCAACGGAAGATATAGGTGGGAAGAATGAAGATACCACACATAGATTATAGAAAATCATTACCTAACAGTTATATATTTTGTAGGAAGTGTGGTGACGTATATCTAGTTGAATGGATTGAAAAAGAACAAAAATTTGGTGCAGTATGTACACATTGTGGTGAGGTAGAATAATGGAACAGAGTAAAAGAAAATCCTTGGAGGAAGCCATAATGAATACCGTTATTGGTTTTGGTATTGGTATAGCCCTCAACATATGGGTACTACCTGTAATATTAAATGTTCCATTTGAGACTGTTGATTTACCAATGGCTATATATATCTCATTAATTTATGGTGGTGTAGGTATAATGAGAAGCTTTATATTACGTAGAGTGTATAATAATGTAAGGAGTATAAGATTTTGGTAGATAAAGAAAAAGGAGAATGTTTGTTTGATGAATCAGATTTAGATGAAAAGGTTGTAGATAAACTAGAAGATATTGCAGAAGTTGTTGCAGTTGAAGTGCAAGAGATAACTAAAAAGAAAACACGTAAAAAGAGAGAGGTAAAAATACCAACCAGTATATATTTGAAAGACTATGTAGGTAGTGGTCTAGGTATTGGTGAACTCAGCTACAAAAAATTGGAAGCTGTTGGTGTCACTACCGTATATGATGTATTAATTAGAGGAAGTAATGAAATTAAAAACTATACTGATATGGAGGACTCTAGAATACACAAACTATTCAAGATATGTCAAGAAGTATTACAAAATAATAAGAGAACACGTAGCCCTAAACTATCTATATCAGACTTAAGAAAATACAGAGCTAATATGGCAAGAATACCATCAGGTAACATAGAGATAGATGAGATGCTTGGTGGAGGTATAGAACTTGAAGCATTAACAGAAGTATATGGTGCATTTGCTAGTGGTAAAACACAATTTTGTTATACTATACTAGTTGAAGCTATGTTTAAAAATAAATGGAAAGGGGTATGGATAGATTGTGAAGATACATTTGACCCTGATAGATTATTCCAAATCATTAAAGCAAGAGGATATGGTGGTGATATGACAGAGGATGAGTTATCAACCTATGTTGATGAACACTTATCATATGTACACACTCCAAACACAGACAGTGTTGTTGAAGAGGTATCTAATCTAAGTCAGAGAATGGTAGAAGATGAGTCAGTTAAATTAATCATAGTTGATGGTGCAACAGGTCAATTCAGAGAAGAATACCTAGGCAGGGGAACTCTAGCAAGCAGACAACAAAATCTAGCAAAATTCATGGGTGTCCTAAAAAATTCAGCATATTTCTTTAATGCAGCCGTACTAATGACTAACCAAGTAGGAGCAAATCCAGCACAATCATATGGAGACCCAACATACGCAGTAGGAGGACACATAGTAGGACATGCAAGTACTTATAGAATATACTTTAAGAAAGCAGGTAAAAAAAGATATGCAACAGCAATAGACTCACCTAAACAGGCAGTATTTGATGCAGAGTTCGTATTAACAGATAAAGGAATTGACAACCCTTAAGTCAAAGTCGAACAATCGCGCAAAAATGCGATCATCGAACAAAGAAGCCGTACAATATTTACTCAAAATGGGCTTTACAGACATCACTTTAAGAACTCACTGTAGACATAAGGACTTTGTATATAATAAAGATAAGAATTACCGTGCTACTGATTATTGGAATTTATTTGATGGAATGGGGTTTGACCAACATGGTAGACTTGTATTTTTACAGTTTAAAACTAATGCATTTCCCCCTGCTAAACCGATCATATCCTTCTGTAAACGATATCATCAACGAGTTATAGCTATTAATGTTAAAACTAAAATAAGAGCAAAACATGAATTACTTGTGAGGTACTATGATGAGAAATCACTCTAAAAACCACTTTAAATCTGACCCTATTATAGGTCAGGGGGAAAGAACAGCAGTAAAACTACTAGTAAAATTATTCCCAGATGACATGATAGCAACACAAGTTCCATTTAAACAACTATTATCCAAAGTCTACCAAGCAGATATTGGTCACAGGGCACTATTAGAAACACTAGATATAGTAGTATTCAGAGAAGATGATTATCCCATAGTAGTAAGAATACAAGATGATAGACATAAAACAAAAGCATTTGGTATATTAGATGATAGACAAAGAACAGAGTTAGAAGCCTCAGATTGCTATGTAGTTGATGTTTTTAAATATGAAGCACCAGCGTTATTTAAAGAAAAAAATATTAAACAAGCTGAAATAGAACTTAAAGCCTTACTAGTAGATTATATATAAAATAGTGAATACCCTCCGGCATATCATTGATAAACTTCGGGATTACCCTTATGATCATCGTCGGAATGGTCAGGCTCAATCGCTGCCATTATCCCCAAGTGGTCGATTTTCTTTCGTAACATAAGTATCAAGATTTCCATCTCAAATACTGTCAAATTACTTTCTGCGTCATTATCTGCTAAGATTTGGTCTACTTCACCAAACATCTTAGATATTAAGTCAAATCTTGGACTAGGCATTTTATATGCTTCATCTTTCTCTACTGCTTTATCAGCAATATCTTTAAGTTGCCCTGCAACCTCTTTGATTTTGTCTTCCTTTTCACCCATATATAGAGGAAGTGTAATCCCCTATATAAATGCTACTTTGAAATTTACTTCAATACCTTCAAAACGGTAGTAGCACCTGAACGTTTAGCCTTTTTTTCGGAGTTATTAAACTCTACTTCTATTCTAACAGGCTTACCCTCTTTGTCGAACAAATCTAATGTCCATTTTTTAACGTTCTTACTGCTACCGTCAGGCTTAGTCACAACAACTGGCTTACCTGTTTTCTTATCGGCTTTACAGTAATAAACTGTTTTAACTACGTTCATTTTAACAATTCCTTAATCCTTACTAGAGCGTCACTTTTGGTTTTGAATCTCTCAACATCTTCAAACAATTCAGGTTTTCCCCTAATCTGATATATTTCCCAAGGTGTGTCATCATAGAATCTCTCAAATTTTACTAGACTTATAGATATACCATGTTTTGTGTATATATATTGGTATTTATTTAAATGATTTTTTGAAATCATCTGTTGTTCGTTGATATTCTGACCAACCACCATGTATTACTTTTTCTACTTTCATTATGGTAATTTACACCCACAAGAACTACATTTATTATTATTCATCTTGAATCTCTACATGGCATACATTTAAGATTTTTTGACCCTCTCTTTCCTATACCACATACACTACATTTTGTTCCATAATAATTACTTATTAATTTAAGACAATCATCACAACCACACTCTCTATTGTCAGCGAAATTTGGTTCTTCTAAGGTACTGTCACCTCAGCACAACGTACACATTCTTCTTCTTCTTCTTCTATATTTCCATCACAATAATGGCATTCTATACACTCACAACCGTTGTCTTTCCATTCCCCACAATAATGACAGTATTCACATCCATTAACACAATCATCATCATAACTATGAATTTCATTACAATTATCACAAACCATACATTCACAATCATGTTCTTCAAGATTAGTACCACAACTATCACAATGTTCACATTCACAATCATCTTCACATTCTCCACATTCTCCACAAAACTCACATTCACATACGTCATGTTCATAACATTCTTCACAACATGAACAGTATTCACATTCACAATGGTCTTCCATTAATTCACAACAATTACAATATTCTATATCATACTTACCATCAACTATTCCATCAACTACTTCACCATTTTTATCTTTACATGTCCATGTTTCCTTCTCTTTATTTTTGAAATTACAGTGTAGTTTGATATTTCTTTTAAATAAATCTAAGCAAGGCGTACAATGTCCCACATCACTTTCAGCATTAATAGTACAACCACAAGTGTTACATACTTGTACAGAATTATATGTATTATCATCACCAAGTTCTGTTTTTTGGTAAGACCTATTTGATAATTTATATTCTAGTTTTGGTTTGTTTTTCATGGTATGAAACCACCACACGTTCCATATATTTCATCATGTTCTCTTTGTTTTATTTCTAAATTATATCTATGATTTTCAATATATCGTTGGTGTTGTTTATCCCTGCATATCAATAACCACACACAATCTGAACACCACCCATTATGTCTTCGTTTGTATTTACGACCACATTTATTACAGGGTTGTCTTTCGCCTATCATTTTCTTTTAGTTAAATCTAACATATTTCTATCCATTCTTACTGTTGGTATTTCACCATACTTTGACATTAAATACGCATGGGCTTGTCTTGTCACACCATCCCATTTGACAACCCATCTACCATCATTACGTCTTTTAATTAATCTTCCTCTTGTACCCTTATCAATCATGCCAAACTCCTTACCGATAAATACAACTCTATCTCCTTTACGTAGTCTTATTTTTTTCATTTCTTTTCTTTAACAAACTATACATAATCATACCTACATTTATTATAGACACAATTTCTATCAGATCCACCCCATACAAGAACCAGTCGAGTACAGGGTGTACGTGGGAAATTATCCCAGCCGATAGCATAAGGTCTGCGTTCCATACCATGTGAGGTATCTGTATAAACTGAATAAACGCTATTATTACTATTGAGCCTAATATCTTATCTTCATACCACGCCCAGAATTCACTCCATGGATTCATAATCTTTTTAACTCAAATTGCTATATAAGGTATATGGACATAGATTTTCAAACCCACGACCATAGGGATAGTAAGGAAAAGGGGGTTACTCTATCAACAGAAAACAACAAATTAAGAGTAATAATATACCTATTACACCATGAAACTATTGAAGATATATATGCAACTATAACACATGAACTAATACATTACTGTATAGCACGTTATAAAATGGTAGACATTGACGAATACCAAGAGCATGACTTAATATTTAAACTCGCATGGATTCACGAATACGTAGATATTGACGATAAAGAGGATAAGAAAGTATAACGGATAAGGAAGATAGGGTTTCCCCAAGTCCTACCATTCGGATTTCGCCTCCATTATACGATCTATCTGTCTAGAGGCAAGGATAGAAGCAAAGGTCATATTCTTCTCCTCGCCTTTAAGGCGTATCGAGTCTAACCTGTCGATAGCCATTTCTGTTGGTGCTCGATTCATTTCCAAAGCATTTCTAACACCGATATCACCTATTTCTATTATGTCTGATTCTATATCATTCTTAATAGACTCAGGCGATTTCATATTGCTTATTTTGTCTTTTATACGTTCGAACATTGTAATTGAAATTCTACCACCCACTTTGAGTTTCTTTCACCATCAAGAGGTAGGTAGTACAGGTATGTGTTTGGTTTCGATACCTGCTAAACTCGTTTAGAAAAAAAAGACTAGGTGCTAGGAAGCACCATAATAGGCATACCCATACTTTGTAGTATGTTGTCGCCTGATATATGGAACTGACTAGTTACCTTGCCGTTCAAGTTTGTCACAGAGAACACAAACTCGCTACCAATACCGTTGTAGGCTACTTTCAAGAGGGTGTTTGGAATCCCCTTTGAGTAACCAGAAGTTTTCTTGGTCGTATTAGCACGTTTTGCTTTTGGGCTTTTAACCCTGTTCACTTTTGACTTGGTAGTAGCCCTACGGGAAACTACCTTTTTGGTGAGAGGTTTACTTGCTAATTTCTTAGCAACTGAACCTCTACGTTGTTTTGTTTTTGCCATAAATATTATTCTTTTATCAACTCAGGTTTTTTTTACCATAATTACATCTTTTACATGAATGTTTTTCACCATAAGGAAAACCGTTATTATATTCTTCTTCATCTTCTGTGTAATAATCTTCTGCATCACCTATATTATAAACACCCACGTTTTTAATACAATGAGGACATTTAACAAAATCATCAGTAGAACCTAATAAGAAATCACAACCACTACAAGCCATATAATATGTATTACTCATTTCTCATTCACCTTTTTGTTTTGCCATAAATTTAACACCCTTCACCTTTCTTTACATAGATGAACGTTTTATCTTCTTTGGCTACATGATAGCCTAGTTTAAATAATACTCTATTAATTTCAAATTGTTTTTGTTTATCTTTTAAATACCATTTATCAATCCTAAACACTTTACCCATTGATATTGTTCCTTTAACTGATATACTTAGATTTTGTGGAAGTATAGTATGTAATGCGTCACCTAATTCGTTTAACTCATTAGACAAATCTATCCTGCATTGCGAAGCAGGTTTACCAAATGCACCTCTAGGTGTATCTCTATGATGTCCGTATAAGTTACTATAATTACTCAATTTTTCTTTATATCCTTTATCTTCTCTTTGATATTATCAAACTTTGGATCAGTTTCAAACCCTGTCCACCATTCCTTTTTAGTTTCACGACCTTTCTCTAAGGCTTGATGTTCTATTAGAGGTTGATCATTCCACTCACCTATGTAAGAGAAATCTTCTTTACAATCATGCCTACCTGTAACACTCCAAGTACCTTTACATCTAATCCTTTTCATTTGTTTCTAATCTCCTTAAATCAACAACTAAATGGTCTACTGTTGCAGAATCATAATATCTATATTTATTAGTATTATTAATCCTTTCTGACCTTTGTGCATTAGGATATTTTTGAAATAATGTATCCTCACCTGTATCTTCAACCTCTCTATAATCATGAATACCTAAGTTTTTATATCCAACTCTTACATTAGTTATAGAAAATCCTTTTGACCTATAATAGTCTGACATAGTAGTGAATGGAACATTAACTTGTTGTGTATTAATTTCACCCATTGACCATTCTATACCCATGATTTAATCCTCATCTTTCTTCTCCTTTTTAATTGGTCTTAATCTAATATTTAATCCAGTAGGTTTTAATTGATTTTCCCATATTGCTTGTTTGTGACCAATAATTCTAAGACAATATGCTTGTGGATATTTCTGATAAAATGCTTCAGGGGGATTCCTAGAAGTTTCACCAGTAATAATCTCATAACCCATACTAACACTTAACACTTCATAACCCTCACGTCTATAATGATCTTGTATAGCACTAAGAGGAACTGATAGTGTTTTCTCTACTTCTTCTGCAATTTCAAATTCAATCGCCATTTTCTTCTTCCTCTTTTTTCTCATTTTTGGGTATCAATTCTAACTGTATCTCAATTTCTGGTGTTTTTGCTTTATCAACATAATGATAACTACCATCAGGTCTTTTTGAAAGCGTTGCTTTAGGGTATTTTTTCTGAATCACAGCAAGTTGTCTACTACCACTAATATCTCTATCATAATTATCACAATGCTTCCATACTAAGTTAATACCTGTTACTTTATAACCCTCTTTCCTATAATGATCAGATAGTGTGGTTAAAGGAAGATATAATGTACGTTTCCTTTCTTCTGCTAAACCCCATTCAACCCCCAATATCATTACCTCCTATCCTACTTCTAAGTTCAAGTAATTGCCATCTATATCTAGCAAGATATTCATCACTCCATGTATTTAGTTTTGTTTCACCCTCTCTATGTAAAGGAATAAATCTCACCTCTATCTCTAATCTGAGAATGTCTTTTATGATCTTTTTTCTTGTTCCGTATTGATATTTGTTCATTGTAACCACTATCGTGCACCTGCCTGTGCTAACACAACCTGTTTGAACTTCTTGATAACAGATGTAGAGGCTTGTTCCATACTGTCAACAACAACATATCCATCTTTACCGAACATCTGATCCATATATGTATCTCGACTTCCCCCGACCATTAGACCGAGAGTTCCAATACCTTTCTTACGGGCTCTATTAATTTCCTTTCTAACCAACTGCATAGCGTCAAGAGTTCCATCATAAGCACTATTAGGATAACCATCAGTAATAACTATCATAAGTTTCTTCTTGGCTTTCATGGATTCAATAACCCTCTCACAATACTCTACTGCATAACTAGTAGGTGTGCCTCCTGAGTGTTCGTTACAATGGATTGTCTTACAGTCTTTAAGACTATTAACCTCAGATACCATACAATCTCTTACACCACCTGCCCATATAACTGCTTTCAACTGAATATCATCTATTCCAACAATCGACTTGTATAGAGTAGCCATCATATCCCTTGCGTTAGCAATAGGATCACCATCCATAGAACCTGAAGCGTCTATTGATACTAGAATAGCAAGTTTCTGTCGAGGCACTCTTTTAATCATCACATCACCATATCCTCTAGCCATTCTTTGAATAACAGCAGGAACAGATAATTCTTCACCTGTATCTTTAATCTTTGGTTTGTTCCTAGATTGTAATAGTTTGAGTATCTTGTTAATGCTTCTCGATATTCTGGTGTTAGGAATTGGTGTATTATTCCAACCTTGAGGTGTTCTGTTCACATATTCTATTCCTTTAACATCAGGCATATATGAACGTTTTTGTTTTCTTGCGTTCTCCTCAATTTTATCTTTAATTTCATCTACTTTATCTTCTGCTGATTCTTCAGATTGTTTTAATGCTTCTTCTAACCCACCTGCTTTCTGTTTATCAAGTGCGTCTTGTATTTGTTTTCGTTGTTCGTCAGTTAATTCGTTATCAATCTCTCTATGATCAGAACTCCTATTGTCATTGAAAGCCTGTTTAAATGCACCGTCTAGTTTAACACTACAAGTTATATCACCATTAGGATCAATCTTAAAGTCACCATTTTTAGGCTTTGCTTTGCTTTCAGGAAATGGATTCTTACAATTTTGTAGTTGTGCGATAATCCATGGGTTTAATACTTTGTCAATGTATTCTTTTGCTAGTAATATAGAAGCCTCACCATCTTTCAATTCAATATCTTCCATGATATTATCTGCCATTTTAAAGTCCTTTTTTATCGAATCACCACGATATTCTCTTGCACAATGTAATGCGTCTAGTGGGTTTGGTGTTTTATGTGTCTTAGATTTTAGTGAACCAAGACGTTTTCTCATCTGTCTAAATCTCTTACCTATTCCTAGATATACATCACCCATTAATGATTCTACCCTTTGATCCTCTATAACATTGAATACACTTCTATACAATTCAAGTGCTTTATCATGGTGTTCTTGTGGGATCATCTTTAGTTGATCATCTATATATTCTGGGAACTGAGCATTGAACGAATCAAATGCGTAATGTCCTAATTCGTGGTTAAATGCCGTATATTTAGTAATACCAGCAATAGGTTTCTTTGCTATGTTAATTACAAATTCTTCACCAGATTTGTAGATATAATTCTCATCTTCTGCTTCCCTTACAGTTATTGGTATTCCTTTAACCTGAGTGAAGATTGATTTGGTTTTATCACAAAGGGATTGGAATGAAATAACAGGTCTGCCATTAAACCAGTTGACAGAGCCTATCTTTTCAGGGTTTTGTGAGTAATCTACTGCTTCTAGTTGATTCTCGTCAGGTATTACGTCGTGTAGTTCTTCGTCGCCAAATAACTGGTTGTCTTGTTCTGCTATTTCATCCTTTTCCATTATGATCCCTCCTCTTAATATACGTTCACTCCAAACGTATCTTGAGCCCTAGCTCTAATTACTTCTCTTTCCTCAGGGTCTGCATATTTGATTAAGATAGCAGATTCAATCGCATACTCTAATGCATTGGATTTCAAAGCCTTGTTTTTCAAGAAGGCTCTATAACACTTTGTAAAGAGAGCAATATCTCTTACGGATATGACATAATCAACTTTGTCATCCTTCTTCATTGATAGTGTGTCAACTGCTAATGCTAACAATGGTGCTTGTACTTCTCTTTTAGGTATGTCTGTCCAATCAATTACAGATGAAATCTGTTTGGTTGTTGGGTATTCAATTACCTTACCAACGAATCTAGATCGCAAGTCCTCGTTCAATGGGTTTACCCCAGCGTAGTAACTTGGATTCTGCGTAGCAATGATAGTGAACTCGACACCCTCATCAAGTTCGAATAGTTCGTTATTAACTATCAAACTTCTTCTGTCGTCTATGACAGGATTTAACATCTTCTGTATTTCTGGATCAAGTGCGTTCAACTCATCCAGATAGAGAACTGCTTTACCAAAGTGGTTTGCCACTTTAATAGCAGTTGGTAATACACCTAGTTTAAACACGGAATTACCATTATGTAGGTGCTCTCTGCCAATAATATCACCCATTGTTGTTCCCGTCGAACAACTGAATGATACCAAAGGTGTATCGTCATCTGCACAGGCTTCAACAACTGCCATTGTCTTTCCAATACCTTTCTCTCCTTCCATTAAGAACGGCAATCCTGCTTTCATGACACATTTCAATAGGTCTAACTCATTACCCATTGCTATATATTTACCAAATCTCTTTGGTGCATACAAGTCATATTTGATTGGTATGGTTGGAATTTGCTCATCTAAATTCTCTACTTTACCTTCCAATACTTTCTTTGTTACAGTCTTCATATTAAGTAACTCATTTCCTTTGCTAATGCTTTATCCTCTTTTGTAACACATTTAGAAGCACATACACAACCCTCTAAGGTTGCCTGTGAAAACATCTCTCTAAATGCGTACATTGCTTGACGGTATCTAAGTTTAATCAACTTCTGCATATTACGCATGGTAATATTGCATTGTTTGTCAACCCTGAACGTCAACCCTTTGTCTAGAACTAATTTGTTCATCATAATTTTTCATAATACATATTTATTTCCTAATATGAATGATTGTCCACCATTCATTAATACTTGAAACGCATTAGGATTAATTACACCTCTACGAATAGGTGTCTTTGACAATGCTCTACATGAATCTTCTGAATAATTAAATCCACATGAACATATCCATTTATCGTTAAGTTTAACTATACTTTCATTATTACAGAAAGGACAACTTCTAATAATACCTCTAACATTTGTTCTAAATATAGGGGTTTCTGCTATTAATCTCATCTTATCATCAACTTGTCTTACTAATACTTCTATTCTAGGTAAATAAGCATAATTTTTACCGTCATGGTTAAAGAATGTACTAAATTTAACCTTTATTTGTGTTTTTTTATCCCAACCTTGAGGTCTATATGTAGTAACTATTTTCGGTGTACCATATGTACCAGCAGTTAGTCTATATTTTTCTGTTGACCAACCATCTTCAATAGTCTGGTTAATAACATCACTTCTATATGTATAGTATGCTTCTGTATGTAATGTCTTCATCTATATACCTCAAATCTAAAATGAGTACTGTCCATAATATATGTTTCACCATTGTCGAATTTAATTTTCATAATAATATGCTTATCATTATTTATTTCAAATCTAACCAAAGTACCTCTCTCACCAACAGGAAAATGTTGTAATTGTCCTTCATCTGATTTACATATCCTTATTCTTTGTCCTACTTTCATTAATCAAAAATAGAGTCAGCCTGTAAAACTGAACTCATCTGCTTCTTCCGTTGATAGTCCAAACTTCTTTGCGAAGATTTTAACTCTTTGTAGGTATCTCTCGTTATTACGTTCTCTACTAGATCCTGCGTTCTTCCATCTACGCCATTCTCGTTTGCTATCGCCTTTAGGTAGTTTAATACCTGTTTCTTTATCTATTCTATTAGCCATTACGCAAATTCCTTATTAGTAATGTTTTCATATCCCTCATTATTTCAGGGGGAACATCTATTCCTTTAAATACAATATCAACTTCCATAGAAGCACTCATACCCGTACTAAATCCACAATCAGGACATTTACCGTTACCCGTACTAATATCCTTCATGCTTTTATTGCATTTTGCACAATGAAATTCAGCAGTTTTAAGCCTTTCTAACATTTCTTCAATTACGTTCATATTTTAACTCTCAGCCCAATCACTATCACATTGAGTACAGAACCCTCTATACCCATTATATCTCTTGTCCCATCTTTGATAACAGGGGAATCCACATATTATACAATCATTAGCACCTTCTTCATGGTATTGACCAAAGAAATCACGCCATTTAATCTTTGCTTGTTTCCCATTTATCAACTGTACGCTTACACCTCACACAAGCACATTTCTCAGTGCAATTATGTACACCTTGCTCACATGGGAAACAACTACCACTATTCACTAATTCATCTAATTCATTCATGTAAATCAAACCTAATTATAGTCTTATCATCTTTAGTAGTCATAGTAAAACCACTAGGAATACCCTTAAGATTAAACTTCTCTAGTAGTTCATTTGCTGTAATCTCTACATATTTATGTGATTTAACTTTCAAGCCACTCTCCTGTCTTAATAGACATTTTACCATTTTCCATAGCCCATACTGCTTTACCAGCAAGACTATCAATGGTTTCTTTACTAAAACCCATAGTAGTGAGTTTCATAATAGCCCATGTGGTATATTTACCCTCATCATGCCATTTACTCATCATAGATATGAGATTCTTTTCTTCTTTTGATATATTCATAATTCTAAGGGTTAAATATAGCGTCTAACGTAACCCTACAATGTTCACATTCGCCTTTAAATTCTGTTCCAACTTTATCTGTACAATGTAGGGTTACATATTCCCAACACTTTGAACAACTAACTATTATTTCCATTATTAAAAAATTTGGGCGTGATGACGTATCTACGTTCTTTCACTAACCCGTGTATTTAGGCTTTGTCCACTCAGGCACATAATACTTGAACAACATATATGTCAGAGCCACAACGACAATAACCTCAATTACTATTAATCCATAGGTGAAATTGTCAGCATACCCACCAATAACTGCTGGTAAGTTATGTGCTAGGCTGTAACAATTCAATACTATGAAGACTATTAGTAACAATCCCCATATTGTGTTTTGTTTCATGATTGTAATAGGTAGACATAAGATAATTCGCCACTATCCCCTCTCTACTAGTATTGGAGGCTCTTACGTCTTGGCATACCATTAGAATGACACACTCGAGTGTGAATGTTGTTACGAATCTTTGTGTAGAGTTTCCGATCTCTAGTATCTTTGTTGTGCTTCATTGCAGTATAAACTGAATGATTCATCTTCATCAAGTACATCAGGTTGCCATGTTTGTGCAATCTCATAACTTTCAGGCATCAATTCTATACCACTCTGCGTTGGAGTGATGACCTTTTGTGAACACACTTTAGGTTTGTACACCTTAGAACCACAAGAAACACAAGTTAGTTCCTCAAATCTGTCGTCGTTATCGGTTGTTTTGAGGGTATGTTTCTTATTCTTTGGGCATACAAGAATGGTCATTTTTCGTATTCACCTAAGTGTATGTTATTATTAGCCATCAAGGTTTTCAATAGTTGTTTTGCCTCATCATGACTAATCCCTAGTCTGTTGGCTACACTATGCATTGCCCTCGACTTTCTACTATCCGACATATCTGTTTGTGTGGATAGACCACCAATGATAAATGATAAATACTCTCTATCACTATTACCAAGTATCTTTAGTTTTGGTTGTTTTTTATCTGGGTTGACGTTATCATGATATTCATCTACTAATTCATCAGGCAACCCACCTGTTGTGTTATGGTCGTTATATGCTTTTTCAAAAGACTTTGAAAAATCGTCTTCGTCGCTAAAACGCAATTTGTACTCCATATATATACATCAGTACCAATGACGAATAGATTATTGAACCTAACGCACTAATCCTGTATCTATATGCTTTTGGATTTTTCGGTAATAACAATCTATCAGGTAATAGTATTACTATGGTATTCAGTATTACTATAACGATTGCCCACCAAAATATGATTGATTCGATCATTTTAATCTCTCCAATTCGTCATCACTATATTCCATTTTTTTCTGTCCATCTACATGTTTTAACAACTCAATACACTTTGCTTTATATACCTTTGTTGTTTCAATCATAGCCTCTAGTTGAGGATCACTAGGTAGTTCCATATCTTCTGGTAGATTAACACACATTTCTTCTACAATATCATTCATACCTTCCATTGTTTCATTTAACTTTGGTAACAATATATCTCTATGTAGTTTCTTTCTATCATCAGACAATGTATTTTCTTTATGGTATTCTAGTTTTACTGTTGCTTCATTGATGAATTTAATATCTTTCATCATGTTTTTCAAATCTCTAATTTTCATGATACTAACCTCTTTAGGTCTTTCTTCCAACTAGATAGATAACCTTTGATAGTTCCATTCAATCTAAAGTGCATGGCTATATCAGAATATATCATCATCAATATGATACTTGTGATTGCTATATCATGTTCTATTATGGTGTCCACCCCTTTTTACATTTACAGTTTGGTGCTTTACAATATCCTGCATTTTTCTTATATCCACCTCTAAATAGGTTGATAAACCAAGTTCCAAACCCACTAAATTTATGGTGTAGTATTGAATGTCCACAAGTTCCACAAGAACCATAATCATGATCAATCTCTCCTACTTTGTAGAAATCATCTGAAAAGGTCAAGGTGTTTTATCACTCTCCATATTTTCCCCATAATCTTTAATCTCTTTGAATTTCAATTTGCCTTCTTTACCGACCAATTCAAATCCTTTATTAAAGGGGGAATTACCATTCTTTTCATTACCTGTCATCACCATTACATCTACTGAATCAGGATCATTTTGTATGTCACCATACTTATATTGACTCTTTTCCAAATCTTTAGACATACTAGCCTCAGCACAGAAACAATAAGCATCTGGTTTTGCAGTATATACTACTTGTTTTAGATAATCCATTGGACTTTTGTTAGGATCACCCTCAGTTATAGGACATACACCAAGTTTCTTATTGCCTTTAATATACATAAAGACAACAGGTATAGCCCTACCTTCTTTATCATTCATAAACACTTTGTAAGCCTTTTCAGCAAGTTTATAGAATGAATCCACATCAACTATGTCTTCTTCTTGCTTTCCCAACTCACCCATGCAACGAGTGATAATTTCTGACACCTGCTTATAAGGACTGTCATCATGTATTCTTGCCTGTTTAATCATTTCCATAGCCATCATTATAGTGTCTTTGTCAAATGATTTCTCAAGTATTTCCCTAGATTCGTCTGCATCTAAGCCTCTGAACATATGATTCTGTACCTCATTAGCACAGGCAACTACTTTATCTTTGTTCATTTAAAATCCTCTTTTGTCATTTCTATATCTTTCGCCCATTTTTTGTCTAATACTTTATGCACTCTAATATATTGTTCTTCATCTACACCAAATTTTACTAAATCCTCAAATATCTCATCAGGGTGTATGTTTGAAGAATACCCATTCGCAACATACATTGCTACATCATAATCTTTCATCATACTTTCTCCTATCAAACCCTACTTTATTAGCGTCTAATTCTAGTTTGTGTTTTAATGCTAAAAATTCTTCCATTATATCTTTAACGGGGACACCCTTAGCACTTCTTTCCATAATCATATCAATAACACTAATAGCACCCTGATCATAAGATAGACCGAGAGTTATCTTTAATTTATCTCTATATCGTGGATCATCTGTATCTACTTTCATTTTGATTCCAACTTATCCTTTAATGATTTTGTAAGGTCTTTTAATTCTTCTAAATCATCACTTCTTTGTATCATATCAATTATAAGTATAGTACCTTTATCATATGAGTTCTCTAATGCAATCCTTATTTTATCTTCATCTGTCATTTTCTTCCCCTCTTTACAGCATCCCATATCTTATTTCTGATATCAATAGCCTTTTGTTGTTGTTCTGGTGTATTCATAATATAACCATTCTCATTATCTATTAGGTTTGTATCATTTACAGGTGTGTTAGGAAATATCTGATTGATTAGATTTCCTCTCTTTTCACAAGCCCAACTTGTCATGAGTACAACCCCCTATCATCTTTATCATGTCTACTGAAACCATACTCATTCTTTGAATCTTTAGGTGATTCTGATTCTAATTCAGGTCTATCAGTTTTAGATTTTGATTTATCAACTGCGTCATTTACTTTGTCTTTCATTTTAGTTAATTTGTCTTCTTTTATTGGTTTATCTTTCTTAGGTGCAGTAGGTGTTTTATCTTCTTCAGGTTTGAACTCATCAACGTGCTCTTTTAGTAGATGACAATAATAACACTTTTCTTTTGCGTTTTTATGTGTTTCGCATAGATTTGGTGTCATATCACGCTTACAAATTTTGCATTCTTGTTTTTCTTTCATTTCATGTCCTCTAACTCGTCATCAGTATATGTGCATATTTCTTTAGGTCTATCATGTTTCTTTTCATTACATTTGCAACTATCATCATCACATTTTCTATCTGCTCTTTCACAACCGTCATGACACATACTATGGTCATTCTTTATGTGTTTAAGGAAGGCAATTACACCATTAACAACCTCTAACACTTCATCTTCACTATAACCCTTTGATTCTAATAGGTCATATGCGTCAGAAGCCCTTAACTCTTTACCTTTAGATTTCCCCTCATCTAAGAATCTTAAGACTATTTCGCCTCCTTTAGTAAATTTCTCTTGGCTAATTTTACTCATTTTCTTCAACCTCATCTACTATGGTGATTTCAACAGGACTATATCCCCCATCACTCATTTGACCTTGTACTATCATGTTGTATCTTTACACCATGCCTTAAAAAACGGTTGTACCCAAGTCTTGTAATACATAGTCATGCCCATTTGGAACATTTCTTGCATTGATTCTTGCATATCTGTGAATGCTTTATATGTGTGTTTCATGATTGTAAATCTACTATCAATTTATTGTCTTCAACTCTTATATTAGTTACAATACCTTTTAGTTTAAATGCTTTTATTATTTCATTTCTATCATATTCTAATGTTACAAATGAATTACTCTTTAGTATCTTCATCATCTTCCTCTTTGCAACAGTCTTTACACCTATGTCTTTCACCTTTCTTAAATTTAGTCAATCTAAATAACTCCTTGCTTTTGCTTTAGCCTGTTCCAATGTATTAAATCTTTCAACATCATCAAATAGTTTCTCATAACTATATATTTCCCATTTCCAATCATCATTAGTTATTCTATTATTAAAACTAACTATACTAATTGTTCCTTTCTTACTAGTACATATGTATTGATATTTACCAAATATTGATTTCTTCATGAAATCTGTTTTTAATTCATCAGGTATGTTTTGCCATTCTTTATAACCTGAATGTATATTTCTTTTTATATTCATTTTAATTCCTTTAATAGTTCTTTACAAGCGTCAATAGTTTCATCAACACATTCACTACTGCCTTTATTATTAATTATATCTCTTGATAGCCATTGTATTTTTAATGCTAGTAATTCTATTTTTTTATATTTCATAATTCTCTAAACCTATCTGTTCTATTGTTATCCATTTCTGCTTCAAACATTAATTTTATTTTCTTCATTTGTTTCTCATTACAATGAATTTCATATTCACCTAATGGGCTTCCACATTTTAATATATCCATTTTATTATTATTATTTAATTTATTTATTTTATTAAATTCTCGAATTTCGATTTTTCGCTGGGGTTATTTCGTGAACGGGGGTTATAAACCCACCGATTAAAGTTATGATATATTTATCATATTTTTTTTAATATTTCTTCTATTTCCTCATTAAAAGGTGATTTACTTAAATTACGCATTTTATTTTTTACATCTTTTGAAGGAACTTCACCTAATGGTATTGCTATTAATAATAATTCTGTTTCATCATCTATTCTAACAAAAGACATACTACCATAATAACCCTGTATTGTTTTAGCAAGATTATCATATGTCTCTAATGGATACATTTTTAATAGTGTCATAACCATTTTACATGGGGGACAATAACTATCAACACAATTAGTACCACATTTAATACATTTATTATACATATTCTAATTTCCACCCATTTCTTCTAAACTTCTTGCCTCTAAATGTAAATGTTTTATTCATGTTTAACTATAACCTCACAAAAACAAGTAACTCTATCATAGTCACTATCATCTAACCAACTAGCAACACCTTTCTCATCTTTTTCAGTTATTCTAAAACATAACACTTCTACCTCACTACCATCATCATCATGATATTCTAAATCAGTTTCTAATACTCTAAACCTCATACCCTCTCTAATATGTTGATTAATACCCTTATCAATAATAATAGTATCACCTACCTCACAATCCATTAATTCTATTTCTTTCAAATCCTATCCCCAAATATATCAACTAACACTTTGTTTACCCACCATGTACCTGTCATATTAGGCTCATCACCATGTGTATCTAATAAAATATCATTTTCAATAACTTCAATTATCTTATATCTTCCACCTATACGAAGATTATTACAACCAAGATTTATGACAGTATCACCCACTCTTATATCATCTAAATCTGTTATTCTCATTTTACCATTTCCTGTTTAATTAGACCATGTTTAACGAGGCATTTAACTAAATGATTTAATTGGTAGTATATTTTACCACAATTACATGTATATTTATTGTTCAATATTTATCCCTACAATGTATAGTTAATTCTTTCAATGATAATGCTATCTCTTTAACCTTAGCAATAACAAATCTATCATTACTATGTATTCTTGATATATTATTTAATTCAAGGGTAATATTTAACAATGATCTACTATCATCTACCAAGTTTAATCACTCCTAATATCCATTTAATCTCATCTAATATAGGTTGGTCGTTAGGTATTTCAAGCACATTGTAACAATACTCTCTACAAGTTTGATTGATCATGCTATCATGCCCACCCAACAGTTATTTAAATAATAAACGAGGGCATTTATATCATAATAAGCAGTTTCCCTCATAACACCACAAAAAAAGTAATCAAAGAACATACTCATAATAAATACTTCCCAAAATACATACCAAGACAATATGTGCCAAATATAATTAAATTAACACAAAAACATTCATTCTTAGTCATGTATTCTCAACCTTATAACAAGAGGCACAAATTGGGAATCCACCATATTTACTAGCCTGTTTAATACTACTCATATCTATTTGTGTAATAGTATGTGCTGATTTATTAGGACATTTAACACAATCAACAAATTGTTTAGGTGTATTAGCCAATTTTACTGCTAATCTCCCATAATGCACCAGCAATAAAACATAGTAGTGATATTTTTATTATTTCAAATATCATTTTAAATCACTATTATCCCCTGTTGTATTTGATTTCCATGCTAACATTTTATGAATACACTCTCTAATTTGGTCAATAGGTATGCCTAATTCCATTAACTCTAGTGCTGAATCTTGTTCATTCATTATGGGATCTAATCTATGTTCTTCTATAATCTTACACACCTCAGCGTCAGTATATCCCATTATGGCGACACCTCTATTCTTGTGATGATTGCTTCAACTAACCTAATGGTTGTTTCAAATACATATTCCCAACCACTAACCATGAAATCCCAACCAAACACAACGGCAACAACAAGACTAATGAGTATTAATAACCAACAGAATACCATCAGTTACCAGCCTCATAAGGAGGGGCTTCTACCAATTTAACACCCCACAACTCACATATATACTGCAACCTAGCCCATTGTATTCCTTTGAAACATGATGTCCAAAATACCCTATTATTAGGATCACTCTCATCACAACCTGTTCCTTTTAGTTCAGGCTTAACCATAGATTGTGTAACTAGGGTGTTTTTGCCATATAATACATCATCTTTGAGCATTTGTTTGGTTAGTTTATCTAACCCTCTAATAGTACGTGAGTGTTTCTTCTCAACATATTCTATTTCTTTCAAATCCTCATTAGGACAAAGAGCAAAACCCTCATACCTATTACTATCTTGTGGTGTTTTAGGTATTTGACTATGTTCGTATGATGTCAATTCAGGCATTTTATTAGTGGTGTTATGAACACCTATTGTTTTGCCCTCAACAAACTTTGTTTTCTTATTAGACATGTTAAATAAAAAAGAGGATTTAATCCTCACCTGCCTCGTCAGGTTTGTTCCCGTCTTTTGCTGGGATATGAATACCTTTCTTTTTAAGATATTCTAGGAATGGTGCTTCATTTTGTTGCTTGATATAGGTTGTGAAAACTCCACCACTTGTGCTTCTATACATTCCTGTAAATGTATATCCATTGAAAGCAACTGCTTTCCAATAGCCTTTGGCTTCTGTTTTCTGTTGTGCAACAGTAGTTCCATTCTTATTGACGAGTACAAATGCTTCGTCAATTCTAGGCATATTCAATATGTATGATTTGCCCAACGTTACCCCGTCTTTCTTTAGATGAGGTGCTGATACAGTTACTTTGTTTGGGAACTGCTCAATTAAAGCATCTAATATCTCAAAACAACCTTTTGTCTTGATAGGTGCTTGTTCAATGTTTGTAGCAATTACCTTGCTATCCATACTGCTCGTATTAAGAGCCAACACTTCTGGTGTATGTACTGTTGCTGTTGCAACAGGGGTATTTTGCGATAGTTCTTCCATTTTAGCCAATACGGCTAATGTGCTATCGTTAATCTTAGACATGGTATTTCGCATATCTTCGACAGTTGATTCCAACTCCTTCACTTTAGAAGCAGTTGTTTGACGCTTTTCTGCCATTACAAATACATACATATTTGTTTCGTGTCTTTAACACTCATCAGATGACATTTATAATTATATTCATATTAAATACAAATACAATTAATAACCGAATCGAATCGGATTTCAGCGAGTATTCGTGCTGGGGGTATTTAAACCCACCGATTCGACCATTTTATACTAACTGAATCCATATTTACTCCAATTAGTATGTGGGCATGATTTAAATATTTTATAGAGGGCTTCTACCTCTAACCAATCACACCAACCCTTTACTACTGATGTTTCGCCTAATACACTTGATATATGATTAGGATTTTTCTTAAAAATACATACCTCATACAATCCCATATTCCCACCATATCCACTATCTATACAAGAGAAAGTATATTCCCTTAATTTCACACTCATTAATAATGTCATATTAATACACCCTCTCTTGATGTGAACATCTTACCTGTTGTAGAGCCATAACATGAATAGTTATTCCACTCTACTTTACCATTAGGTAGGCGAATCCAAGTGATGTTGTTCGCATCAATCTTCATTTATAATAGCCTCCTCTATTTCATCAAATGCTAACATGATGTCGCTGTTCATTATAAACTAACCCCTATTAGTAAGCCCATAAACAAACCAATCGAATATATGATTATAGGTGCTGATTCCATTAGAAATCTGCCTCACTAATTATATCAGTAGGGTTATTAACATTTTGCCAAAATGATAACCCTTTATCTGTTCGGAGTTTATAAAACCCACTACCCCTATTAACTAGTTTTGTTATAGGGGACATTAATAGTTCTCCTCCATTACTACTAATGTTATACCTGCTTTTGTGAGGATTTGTTTGAATCCACCTATATTCTTTGCCTTTACAAACCTAGTATGACTAGTTGGTATGTATTGGAAATACCCTGCTAGATGTTTATAAAGGGTTTTGCCTATCCAACTCTTTACTACTAAATTACCTGTCTTTTTCTTTACAACTGCTTTAATAGTTGTGCCACTATACTTTGCTTTGAGGTCTTTCATGCTTGATTTTACCTCATATGTAGAATCCACACTACCTTGCTTTATAGTAGATTTACTGTTATTGCTAACAGTTGGTTTGCTGTCAGATACATTTGTATCTAAAATATGTGCGAATGTTACCTCGGACATTTCCATGTTATAGTAATTGAATACACATAACTACGGTGTCCATGACACAAATTGTTTATATTACATTTACATGTAACATGGATTTGTGTGTTTGCGAACAATGACCATTCGTGCCTAGGGGTTAAAAACCCTTCGGTCTGCCCATTGTTTAATACATGGTATGAATATACACCACTTCTCTTGGTATTATACATAATACCTAAGGGGGCTTCTATTACATACATTCTATCTACATCATTACATATTATACATAATATAACAGTACAAATACAACAAAGCAGAAGAACACCCACCTTTCGTGCTGGGGGTATTTAAATCTGCCGATCCCCATGTTATCTAATTAATGATATGTCTTATACCATACACATATAGGGGTTTTGTGCCTGACAGGCACGATTTACGCCTACTAGGCGTGGCTAGGCGTGGCTAGGCGTGGCTAGGCGTGGCTAGGCGTGGCTAGGCGTGGCTAGGCGTGGCTAGGCGTGGCTAGGCAGGGCTTACCTAGTGCCATAGGCACGACCTCTATTAGCAACACACCTAATACCCTTACCATAACCCCTTATTGTACACGGTGTATGTGCATTCGTTCCTAACCATAGGGCTAACAGGGCTACATAATACCCTATGCACACCCCCTTATAAGCCTATCTCATAGAAACACCGTTGTATAGCAGGGCTAGGCACGATCCCCCTCTAGAAACATTTTCACAATGTATAGGAACAGCATACTTATGCTGCCGGTGCACATGGAAAATTTTGAAAAATTAAAAAAACTAACAAAGATTTATATATCCTTATGCCGTATAGTAAGTATTGAGTAATAACAATTACAGAGGCTATGCCTCTTGAAATTCAAAGAATGTAAATTCTGCGATAGCAATGCAACTATTTTATTCCAAGGACACCAGGAAAAGTTGGCAATTTGTGAGCTATGCGGAAAATCTGAGGTGTTAATTAAATGACGGATTTTTTTTCCAAATGCCAAACAGGGCTAGATAGAACCAATGACTACGAGTTAGTGGGGGAAATTTACAGAAAAAACACAGAATCACAATTAAAACATAGAAGCATTACTACAGTCATATTTGGCTCTACAGGGGGGATACCAAATACTAGAGAGTACAGAGATGAACAAAAGATGTGGCCAGATAAATGCCAAGTATGCGGTAAAGGAAGCGTAAATCAAATATGTGTGGCCTGTAAACCAGCTTGGAGCCGGGGGCTAGTTAAAACTAAAGTTCCATCATTAGATTATAAAACATATACACATGTATTAAGCGATTCAACACTTAGAGATACAATGAGTAACTTTAGAAGAAATACAGGGGCAGATCCTAAAAAATTCACAATGTCACCTAAAACATACAGGAGTCTATATACTTCATATATGATTAATTTCTACACAACAGGTCCTACTCCTAATAGATCAGAACTATATGGTGTTCCAGTCGTAATCGACAGAATGATGCCAGAGGGGGAGGTAAGGGTTTATAAACGAGATAGAACAATACCAGCAGATCATTTAAGAGGTATACCATCAACAATACCCCCAGCCTCAGTGAGAATATCATATAATGGAGGTCCTTAATTGGCCTTGGCGGCCCGTAGTGTATCAGGTATGGTAACAATATCAAGCTTAAACCAGGACTATTCAAACCAATATAATTCTCCACGTTGTGACTGTGGAGCAAGATTACGCACCTCAAAAATGAAATGTAGACCGTGCCTGGATAAACAGAGATTCGTAAAGAACGTAGAATTCGTTTATAGTGGATCAGATCCGGAGGGAACAAGGGTCGTGCGTAAGAAATTCCACTATACCATAAAGGCAGTAGACAGCCCCCTCTGCGCAACATTACTACAGGAAGGTAATTACTATAAGGATGATAGGATTGTTTTTGATTCTAGTAGGGTCCCTGCAGGCAAGGTAAAAGTAGTGTGTGAAATGGATGGTTATCATAACCAAGAGTTCTATGTAACACAGCAAGGTAAAGGTATGGAAATAGAACTACCAGAGTGGAAAAGGATATAAGTATAGACCCTTATATAGGGTGATGTCTAGAGATATTGAAAACCTTACAAACGAGATAGAAGAGGAAGGTAATATCAAGGAAGCCATATCGTTTAATTCAATCATTTCTCTATTAGAGTCAGAAGACCCAGATATAATGGAGACAATGAAAGCACTACCAGCCCTCCCTGCTTTATTGAGACAGATACACAAACATGCCTATTGGGCAGGTGCGGACTTTGGCAGATTGACGTTCTTAAAGATAGCTGAAGATGAGGAACTCCAAGAGACATTAAAAGATGAATTAGAGTGCACGTAGTGCACATGCAAAGCATAGAGTGTACTTAACGTACATTTATATGAAAACGCAAGCGTTTATATATCCCAATATCCTATATATAGTGATGATAATTAAACTACACCCAGGCCTAAAATGCAAAAAATGCGATGCTCGCATAAAGATAGTTAGGGATATACCAGGTGATGATAACTTAATGCTATTAGAAGACGCACCTATATTGTTCGGTAAATTCGAGATTATAGGCTCATGTGAGGAATGCGTAACTGTACACCACGGTAAAGGTTTTGTAAGAGATGGTGTGTTTAGAGGAATATACGAGTATGATCAAAGTACCTAAGATGACAGCAGCTGAAGTTAGTCTGTTTTCCGGTTTTTCTACATTAACTAATGCCACGTTTGGTGAGATAATGAAACCAAAAGAAGGTATGAATGATAGATGTACATACTGTAATGCTAAAACTATGAAGACTAAAAAGAGACAACATATTTGCACTACTTGCCAAATGAAGTTAGACAAAAGGTGCCTTATAGGAGCGGACGCCTATGCAGGCGTAAAGGTATATGTGAGCAATGACCAAACTAGACAAGTTATAGGTGAATATACCCCCCACTTTAAACAAGGTATTGATTGGATAGCAGATGATCCATGGATAGGTAAAAAAGGACCAGTAACATATACTGTCTCATTTATAAAAGATATATTTGGTAAACAACTTAGACATAGATCACATGTAACGCAAACACGTATAAGTGACTTGGAAGTATATACTGCTATGATAGATATGAATAAACAACTACAGGAGTATAAAGAATGAAGGATATTATAAAAGCCCAAGATGAGTTATGCCAAAGATTTACATCAGAACAGGTACAGGAGTTTAATAATTGGCAATTAACACAACATATTAAAGAACATCCAGAAGAGTTTGATAAACTAATGAAGAGGTTAAGGGATGAAGAGACACGGTAAAGCAGTAAAAGAAGGTAACGGTTGGAGAGTCGAATTCTCGGAAGATTTCCTTACGGAAATGAAAGATATGCCTGCCGCAGATAGAGAAGCTATGGAAGAACTAATAGAAGGCCTAAAGGACGGTAGTATAGATCCGTTAAAGATGGGTATTAAACACTGTGGTTACTGTGGTAGTGATATTAGAGATGCCCCTCCGGAAGTAGATATGTGTGTAGATTGTATTAAGAAATATCAGTAGACTATATTATTCCAATTAGTACAAGTAGTTCCAGTTACATAATTACCACCTATACCCCCACCATCTTGATTTGTTAAAGTCTCCTCTTGTAGGACACCATTTACATATATCTGTTTTCTGATTCTTGTACCACCAGAACTTGCATATGTCAAAGTCGTAGTTACTGTTTCTTCTGTTGGTGCAACTATTGTGTCCTCAACACCTAGGGCAAACATAGCAGGTTGTGGGCTACATATTTGTGTTTCTGTATTTATCAAAGTCCACTCTGGATCAAATTTTAACCCTTGTATTTGTGTTGTTGGTTTCTTTTGATGTGGTTTCTCCCATTTACCATTTGTTTTATTAAACTCTATAATTTTCTTTTTACTCATATCTTTACATGGTTTACATAGTCTACCAGCTCCACGCATTTTAATGTCACAGTGTTCACATTTATGGTTTAATTCTATAGTATCACTAAATGAGAAAGATGTATAAATTGTGGCTCCCGTAAAGGTCGCTGCTGTGCAGCTCCCTGTAGTTAAACCAGCAGATGTTTCTTCAAGATCCGCAATGGTAACATTTGATATCGTCCCAGATGAGGTGGATATCTGGTAAGCTCCTACAAGTGTGCACTCTAAAGCCACTATTATCTCCTCGAGTTGACGTGACTTTTTGATTCTTTTTTATTTTTTTTATCATTTTTAATTTTACCTTCTTTAAACTTTTTTTCGAATGCCTGTACAGTAAATTTATCTATTGGGCATTTACGGTTAATACAAAGAGCTTGCTTACCAGTAAGAAATATGCGATATGTCTCCACACCACAGTCTGGACACTTTACGGTCATCGTCTGTAACCTCTTAGTCTACCAGATATCTTTGCATATGAGTCCGGTAGATCTGCTTGACGTTTTTCTTTATATTCGTCCATTTTGTCTTCTAATCCAGTTCTACCTTTACTGAAACAGTCCATACAAACCTTGGATGCTGTCTTTATCATTTGTTTTTTACATCCTTTACAGTCTACATATTCTGTACCAAATTCGTCTGTTCTCTTAAAGATCACGAATCTTAGCCTCCAGTCTGTCTAAGTCGCCAGGAAGTCCTAACAAATAAATGGGTGCTACTGCCCCCTCAAGATCTGTCTTGGCTATTTTACGGACGTTGAATCCGTCTTTTAATACGTTCATTGTAATTTACCTTCTTCTATAAACTCAGCTTGTTCAGTAAAAAATATCATTTTAAACTACAACCCTCACATATAGGTAACCCTTCTCTCAATATCAAAGTAACACCTGACTCATAACATTGGTGACATAGACCTTTCATTCTTCCACATCCACTGTTAGAAAGTCTTGTTCTGGGTCATCAGCGTCATATGTCTTTCCATGATATGAATAGTTGATAGTAAGTATCTTACCGTTTATACCTAGCTTTTTACCAAAGTCGCATATTGGGATTCGTTTAATCATACTTCCTCTACCTTATATTCTGATTCATCTATACCTATTAGTGCCCTCCGAAACATATCGTATACACGATTTTTATCATTGGTCTCTAAATCTATGGTTAGAGTTACTCTGTATTTATTTAAAATGTTCCGCCTCTTCTTTTTTATCTGGTGCGTCTTTTTCAGCTTTTGTAATAGCAATAATATCATCTAAAACTCTTAGTCTGTATTCTCTACCTTTTTCAGGTTCAAATTCACCTACATATGTATTACCTTCAAATGACTCAGCTACAACATGTTTTCTTATTTCTAATAAATCTACATAATGAGCTGCAGCACTCTTTTTATCTTCCCACATGGTTAATACTCCACCACAAAGGTTTTTGGTTCATATCCATTCCAAGACAACACTTTACCTCCTGTTTTTTCAAGGAATTTATTAATTTTTTCTTCATCATCTTTGAATGTTTTTTCACTTACGTGAAACACTTTATTCTTTTTACTAAACATATCATTATATAGGTGAGCACTCAATATAAATGTATGGAGAACATGGAGTTCAATATACCCTGTATTCTTTGTCGTAAAGACAAGATAGGCGTTTCGCCAATGTGTGTAGAGTGTTCTAAAAACCATTTCATAGAAGAGCAAACACATATATGGCCCGTAAGCATAAAAGACTTAGAGAAGAAATGGAAGAAACCGAAGTGGATGAATTAGTTGAAACAATAGAAGTATTAGCTACAGAGATACAAAAATTGAATTTTACATTAGATGGTCTTAAAGAAGATACTGAAAGAATGGAAGAAACACAACCTTTCTTACAAAGACAAATATCTTTGAATCAAAGAAAGATGATTAAGATGTCTAATATTCTTATTGTAAAGACGAATACAAAAAAAGACCTAGATGCCAAATTAGGAGCTTATCAAGTAGAAATACAAGCTAAACAGAAAGAACAATTAGAAAAAGACAATAAAACTAATATAAAAGATACCCCTAAATAGTATATGGGATGCGGATGTTCTGGAGAAGCTTGTGAGATGGATGCCGATGGTATGTTTCGAAAAAAGTCAGACAAAAAGAAACGAGCAGGATCGATTGATAAAGCCATCACTATTTGATAAATTACATTTTATTTTTAGACTTAAAAACTGCAGATGTGACGCCTGTACAGATTTCTTTTGGTTAGTCAAAGATTAGTTAGAGACTAGCTGGCTCGTGAAACCAGTCAAGGCAGTTAAACCCGTTCCACTACTTATCACAAGGATAAGATATACTAGGGGATAGCCTAATGCACACTCACATTACTAGTCCATTTATTATACGTGTTTGTTGTATATATTTGTTATTTATTTAATAACTTTTGTAGTAAAAGTTGTTTATTTAATAACTTTTTTTTCTTTGTACACGGATTCAAAATCATTATATATGATAGTCACTATAGCTAGATATGGGAATTTGTAGATGTAAAGAAGGAAAGAGTTGCTCTGTACACTTTTTCAGAAAACATGTTAATCCAGATAAATACATAGAAGAGAAGAAATCCTTTGAAAGTAAACATACTAAAAAATCATATAAAAAGAAAGAGGTTAGGACTCCAGAATATGACATCGAGTAACCCTTGTGAATGTGACAATTGTGATTGTGTAGATCATAAGGTTTGTGACTGTGATGATTGTGAATGTATAGAGTGTCCCTGTTAGACACCTTAAATAGCTAAACATATATATAGAGTAATGCATATATAATAGTATGGTCGTCGCAGGACACCGGAAGACCCACCTCAGATGGTGCCTGCCTTAGACCTATTGGGATTGCCAGAGGCAGTAACTGTAGGTTCGACTAGGGTAGAAGAGTGTAGAGACATCACTACCCCCTCACTTCGGTGATAATGCGATGGAGTGAGAAAAATTTATTTTATTTTCATTATTTTACGAAAAATTTATTTATTTTCAGAAAATTTTATATACATAGACAGTTATAGTATATCATGGGCATTAGGCAGCGTTTCGGAGATGTGTATAAGGCACTAACTAACACAAATAAGAGTTTTACAGAGACAACTTCTCGTCCAGCTCTTATGCAGCCTTATATGGCAACTGACACGGGTGCCAAGCTTCCAATTTTTCCTTTTCCACTCATAATGATCTATGAGTTATCTGATAATGTCGATGCATTACGTATTTCTATAGAGACAATTAACCGAGAAATGTTCAAAAATGGTTTTGAGGTCGTTGAAAAGTACAAATACAAATGTAATAACTGTGGAAAGGAGTTTGACGGTAAACCATCAGCTACTGACGGCTTTGATAATCGCGGAAATGACGAAAAAACCAAAAAAGAGCCTAAAAAAGAAGTAAAAAAGGTAGGTGGAACACAAGAAATGGGAATTTCAATGACTACACGACAAGAAGAAGCTGAAAAAGAGAAACCAGAGTGTGATGATTGTGGTTCTAACGATATTCTCCGTCCAAAACCAGAAAATAGAAAGATTTTACAGAATCTTTACACCTGTTTCGTGAATAATAACGATCAGACCATAGAAGATGTTGGTAGAATGCTCGAAAGAGACCTGGAGGTAGCGGATAACGCATACTTATTATTATTGAAGAACTACTTTATTAATGATTCCACTGGTAAGATAGATCCTATTAAAACTGAGATTAAAGAGCTTATTAGAATAGATCCCCCTCAAGTAGCAATGATTGCTGACTCTGATGGTAGAATAGGATTTGATGATAAACGGAATGCTGTTTACGTATGTCCAAGATTTGAACATAGAGATAAACGGCTTTCAAAACCGAAATGTGATAGATGTGGAGCGGAGGCTCTAAAAGCACTATTAGAAGTAAGTTCAGTATATTCAGTAGGTATACCACAACCTAAAAGAGTAATATATGCACAAGGAGAAGTTATTTGGGTAGCAGGTAAATATAAACCAGGATTAATTTATGGATTCAGTCCAATTTATGCTCTATGGAGTAAGGTAATGTCACTATCACATATGGATGAATATATCAGAAAGTATTTTGATAAGATGCGTCCACCAAGAGGATTACTTGTAATTGCATCAAGAAACTATGAGACGTTCAGAAAATCCTGGAGTAACTTAGAACAGAAAGCTATTGAAGATCCATATATGATTCACCCACTTTTAGTCGAATCTGATAAGGGTGGAAGACAAATGGCACAATGGATTGACTTTACGGGGTCACTAAAAGAATTACAATTTATAGATATACGAAGAGAACTTAGACAAATCATAGGAGCAGCATTTGGTGTACTACCACTTTACTTTGGTGAATTACCTTCAGGTTGGGCCAATGAGGGTATGCAAGTTACTATCACAAACAGACATGTTAAATGGTCACAAGACTTTTTGAAATCACATATTTTCGATAGATTAGCTAAAGAACTTTTGGTGGATGATTGGAGTCTACAACTCAAAGAAGGTGAAGAAGCAGACGAACTCAGAGACCTTGAAATCTCTGCACAAGAGATTCAGAACAATGCAACCTTACAACAGATGGGATTCGATGTAAAACGTACACATACTGGTGACTGGATTGTAGGAAAAGAACCAACTTTCGAACAACTCATGATGCCTCAAATGGCTATGGCTGAACAACAGGCAGAGTCTGCAGAAGGTCTAGAAGGAGTTAAACAAGGTAGAGGTAACTCTACAACTGGTAATGGTGAACGTAATGCTGGTACTAAACAAGGTGGTCCATCAAACAAAAGACCATCAGATCCTGGCGGACAAGGACAAGGTAGCCCTACTGCAGGAGGTAAAAAACGATCTGGTGCATTTAATGACTCACAGAAATCAATAGGACACACTCTACCTTACTGGGTTGATAAGATTATGAAGGATAATGGTAGATCATATGATGTTGCAGTTAATATTGTAAAGTCATGGAAATCCGAATATAAGAAATCTGGAACTATATATTTCGCAACTATAGTAGATCCTGACGAAGACAAAGCACCAGGATTAGTGGAAACTGTAAGAGGTAAGAAAGAGAAAGTTAAATATGTACCAAGAGAAGATATATTACAAGAGGCACATAAAGAATTCACTGCAATAAACAAAGTAGAAGAAGAAGAAAAACCTAAAGAAAAACCGGAAGAACCAGAAGAAGAATCTGAAGAATAAGATTTATATAAGGTATCAGCACTATATACATAGTGGCAAAGAGTAAAAATATTAAAAAAGTAAAAGAGGAATCTAATAAATATGTTAATTCTGCATCTCAGATGCCTCCTGAGAAAAACGATGATGTGTATCGATCAATACGTTATAAAGCAGATGTGAAGACATTAATTGTTAGAACAGAGATTGGTTATGATTTAGTATTTGAACTACAACCACAGATTAGAGTGAATCCTTACGAAGCAACTGACAAAGGTACTCCAAAATTCCAAACATCAATAGTGTGGGTTATGAAGGGAGCCCGCCCAAGAGGTAATGTGATGAAGGTACCAGAAATAGAGAAACTCATTAAAGATAGATCACTGTTACCTAAGGAGGTCGATTGGGATATCGCTCAGTTGGGATTCGTATACTCTAATGCAAGAGACCCTAACAATCATAGATGGTGGTTAGAGGCTTTAAAATCAGGACAAAAGATGGGACAATTTGACAGCATCATGTCAGAGTATGCCATGCAAATCTCATCCACCGCTCCTATTGGTACAAGATCTTGGTTTGATGGTATCCATCACGGGCGATTTACATTTGCCAAAGATAATATCGAAGACGCAAAAGAGATATCCAAAGGTCATATTTTCGTCAAAGGTAATGGAAAAGGTAAATTGGGAGCCATTAAATCCAATTATGTTATACCAGATACATGTAAAATATTTAGATTAAGATTTGATATTAGAAAGAATCATTGGTATATTGAAGCTATTGATGAGAAAGGAGCTGTTTTAGGGGAGCCCTTAGTAAGTAAAAATATAATGTCAGATGCTAGATTCAAAGGTCATATGTCACCACACCCACAAAGACCAAAGGTTTCAGGATTAATATCAAGAGAAGACGTTGATTCTATCAATCATAGTGATGCTATATGTATGATTAAAGGAAAAGCCTAAATAACACCTACACTATTATATATCATGTTCAATAAGAAAAAAGACCCTTTTGAATACATAACTAAGGATAATTATGATATGGTAAGAGAATGTTTAATGCAGGGGCTCCACTCTAAAGATCCAAAACTAATAGCACAACATATGGTAGATACAACAGATATACCTTTAGAAGCCTGTCAAGCAATAGTATCAAGAGAGATAGGAGGCGCATTTGATGCGTTCGTAAATAGTAATGGATAAACCTATAATTGTAGAACATGATGGATTAAAAGAGTTCCTTTCAAAGGAACATTTAGATGTATGGGTAAAAAATGGTAAACCTACATGTGATATTTGTGATTATATTAACTGTATGTGTGAGGTAAATTTTGGCTGATAAACTAGATGTAAATACAGGTGGAACCAAAGTAGGTGATAAATTATGGGAGATGCACCAGAAAGATGAACAAAAAGCAGTAAATAATCATAAAGAAGGTTTCTGTTGGCGTTGTGAAAAGAAGAAAGCTGTATCTGCAACGTTATTTAATGTATGTGGTAGATGCCGTAGACATAAAGATGCAGTACATACGTTGGTTACTGTAGCCGATAAAGGTTGGGATATGTGTATGTTCTGTAGTAAATACACTTGGGATACTAAACAACTTAATGCTAGATTATGTTATAACTGTCATCATGTGATTAGAGGTACACTAAAGAAATTTAGAAAGGGTGGTGGAACTACAAAAGTAGACCCATTTTGGCGTTCTATGAGAAAAACACAAGGTAAAGATTTCTTATTTAGAGAAGGTATAACTAAAAACTTTAGAAAATAATCAGTGTTTTACTGGTCTCATTATTAAATTAATACGAGGTCTAGTAGTATCATATAGAATATATCCTTTAATATGTCCCATTGATTCTTCTCCTTCATGATCATATGATCTAGCAATAGTTAGATGTTTTTCTATTTCTTGACCAACAAATGTTATATTATCTTTACTACGTATTACTTCAACTACAGGTTCAAAATCTTTTTCATATTTATCAAATCCTTCTTCACCACCATCAAAATACACCAAACTTTTAGAGAAATCTGGTTTATATTTTGCACCTTTGTCAGATTTACCACTAACTAATACTATGGATTTTTCATTAATATGTAACGCAGATAAGTGATTTTCAGCTATTACATCTTGTCCTTGTGGGTATAATTTAACATATTCTTCTAGAGTCTCATATACATACACAGACGCGTTTGTCATACTTTATATACCAAGAGCACTTATATAAACGTATGCCTGATGGGTACAACTCGTGTAAGAAATGTAAACGACATATAACAAGATATACTATAGACCGTGCGTTCGAACATGTTAATGGAAACCAAGGAGTTAAAACATATAGTATAAAATTTTGTTGGGGTTGTGGGTATTTTTCAATCTACCCTAACGTTAGGGATGAATTCACAAATGAAATATTACGTAATAGGTTTATGATTATAGAATTAATAGAAGAAAAATTACTAAAGCCGGTGGCATAAATGTTGTGTGGTGTACTAACATGTGTTATATCTGGTATAGTTTTACTAATAACTGTGTCCACTAGTGGGTATGTTGTTAATTATTTTAGGTTAAAGAAACAAGAAATAAAGGATAATGCAGATGATATATTAAATCTTAAACAATCTATACTTATTATTAGGAAGGCCCTATTAATAATAACAAAAGCAATAGATAGGCAGACAGAGAAAGCACACGGGGAAGATCCTGAATTAGCAGATCTTACTAGAGAATTACTCAGGCAGGAAGAAAACGATAAAGAATAAGTTTATATAATCCATCAACGTAAGCAGAATATGGTATTCGAACAAGTAGGTCGACTCAGATATCATGCCCTATGGGCATATACTGCATTAGTTGGTTTAGTAGTCGGATTGGATAAAGTCCCAATCGAGAACTTACAAGCACTAGCAGTTATATTAGCACCAATCGCATTTGTTATCACAGCCGATATAGTGAAAAACAGAAACAAGGTTGCTTCTTCCTAGGGAAATTATTAAATAGTATAATACTATATAAATCTCATGGACGATAACCTATTTTTTTCTAAGCTTATCACTAAAGATCTAACAGCCGTAGATAGTAATAGAAGACTATTTGAGGGTGTGTTGACCGTAGAGATGAAGGATAGGCAAGGAGAGATAACTGTACGAGATGAGTTAATGAAGGTATTACCTATTTGGATTGCTAGAGGTGGTCCTATTACAGATACTCATAGTAATAGAGTTGTGGGTAAAGGAATCAATTATGCATCAACAACCGTAAAAGACTCAGAAGGAAAAGAATTTGCAGCTATCACTATTCAAGGTGAAATTTTTAAGGATTATGAATTAGATAATGAAATTTGGAATTCTATTAAATCAGGTAAATATAAGGGATTATCATTTGGAGGAGCAACTAAAACAGATAGAACACCTATATTAGAAAAAGATGGATCAGTGGCTTATGCTCTAAAAGATTTAGAACAATATGAAGTAGCAGTATGTGAAGAGCCTGCAGTACCATTAGCATTGATTACTCAACATAATAGAATAGCAAAAGCCATGGCAGGTAACTCCACAGACAGAGGAGATGGAACTATGTGTATTAGATGTGATAAATTCAAATGTTATGTTAAAAAGAATGGTGAAGCATTCGCAGATGTAACTGATAAAAATAAACCTCAAATTGATCCAAAAGCAGAAGCTCTAGAAGCTGACCGTAGCCAAGGACCTAACCAAGATAATGGTGCAACTTATCATGGAACATCAAAAGTAGCTGACCCAAACCCAGAAGAAACTGATCCTAAAAAAATTATGCAGAATGCAGAGTCAGCTGGTAGAGGTAATTATGATATGTATAAAGGAAGATCTGTTGTTGATTCTGCAAGATATGCTGAAGTAGAACATGCAGATGTAGATAATTTAGCTGGTACTCCTAAACTAAAAGATGAAAAAGCTATGGATAAAGATGAAGATTTAATGTTAGATAGAGCAGGACTTGAAGAAGAAAAGAAATTAGAATATGCAAATAATGAAGGTGAAGGTCCAGTAAGACCAACTAATAAAATCGTAGGTGCATTAGCAGCAGGTGCTGATAAAGTATTATCTTCAGCTGCTGAGACTGGTGGAAAGATAGCACAAGAGGTTGGAACTGGTGCAGCAGAAGCTATTGGTTCAGGAGTAGCTAGTTATGTAAATGGAGTTAATTCAGAAGAAACTTGTAAATCAGATTCAGATAATCCAGGAGGTCCTAAATATGATCAAACTAATGATACAGGTGATAAAGTAGATAGATATGGAAATAAAATGCCTAAAGTTATGGGTAAGAAACCTAAAACAACAGAAGAGAAACCACAAGGTAGAATGACTAGTCGAACAGGTGAAGGTTATAAAATAGGCAATACTGTAGAAACACATACAATGTCACCAGCTCAATTAAGACGTAGAGAGTCTAGAATAGGTTTAGGACAAGGAGCAAAGAAACCTTATGGAAATAAAACTATAGTTGGAGGTAAACAAATTCAAGCTAAATCATTAGATGTGTTAGCAGCAACATTTTCAGTAAAAGCAGGAGTTGGTTTAAAAACACCAACACCAAGTGCTCGTAATATTAAAGATGAAAATAAACCTGGTGTTCCAGGTTCTAAAGTAGGTATGAACACAAGAAACAAACCAGCAGGTGCGTATGGAGAATTAACTAATCCTAAGAAAGAACATATGCAACATGGTAATGTACAAGATGCACAACTATCAAATCATGAAGCAACACACCTAGATCCAGAGATAGCAGATAAATTAAAACAAGGTGGTTGTTATAACACATGTGAAGTTGTTAGAGAGTATAATGATAAAGATAAAAAAGAAACACTATGTAAAATGGAACCACATTTTGTAGATGAGAAAGGAGATATATGGTATGCATATAAAACTAGTCATCAAGAAGATATTTATGATATAAAAGATAGTAAACAGAAACCTGGAAGAAATGCAGAAAGTGAATCAGAGATGGCTGCATTACGTGGTAACGTGCCACATTCTAGAGTTAGTGATAATGATTGTCCTTCTGGTAGTGCATTAGAACAAAATCTAAGAGGTAATTTTGGTGGAAGAAGTATGGGTAGAAATAATACTAAACCAGTTGGTGCACAGTCAATTACACCAGAAACAGCAGGTAAACTTAAAACAAATTCAGATAACACATATACAGGTGAACCAGGTGGAGGTAACTGGGGAAGAGAACCAGGAGTAACAAGAGAAGATGAATCTAAATCCCCACAAGAGGCTATACAACCTAAACATGTTAATGCTACTACAAATGAAGAAGGAGCTAAAGGTCTAGATAAAGCATATGGTGATCCACAGTTAGAAGCTAATAATTCAGAAGATGGTGTTAATAGAAAGATTAGATTAGATAATGACCCCCCAGCAGAATCTTTTGAGACTAAACAGAAAAAAGTAAACAATGTAGCAGGATGGAAACAAGGTGAATCTAAACAGAAACCTGGTGTACATGCATCTACTGATGAACACCATGCAATGGTAATGGGTAAAGTACCACCATCTAGAGTTCAAGGGTCAATGTCACATTCAAATATCACAGGTACACAAGATGATTGTAGTGAGTTATCAACACATAAAGATGTTATTGGTGGGTATGAAGCACAAGAAAATGCTGAACAACATAAATCAGTTCCTGTTGACGGTGGTGGTAATGCAGGTTCTGGAGGAGTTAGAGCCGGGGCAGCCTATGAGACATCACAACAAGATACAGGTGCTAAAGATAACCCTAGAAAGACAGAAGAGAGACCATATACAGGTGGAGAAGACAATGCAACTGGTGGATCTAACGAAAACTTCGAAAAAAGTATTATAATTCACCAATTAAACATGGAATTCAAAAATAAGCTTATATAGCATATCTTTATATAACAAGAAACGTTTATAATAAATAACAACATGACTGACGAAGTTAAAAAACAAGAGAACGACGAAGAAAAAGACGAATCTAAAGAAGAAAAAGAAGATAAAGAGAAATCCCAATTCGGATCTTCATTAGATGCTCTAACCGAGACAATCAAAAACTTCGATATTAATGGTCTTAAAGATGAGATCAAGAATGTCGGTGCAACAGTAGACGGATTTGATGCTAGACTAAAAGCTCTAGAAACTCCAACAGACTTGCCATTGAAACCAAAAGTTTCAGCTGACGAGGATATTGGTGCTAAAGTCAAAGCTCCAGATACTTATCAAAGCAATTCTTCACAAGCTGGAATCAAAGAAGCTGATCCTGAAAATGGACAAGCATCTGATAAAAATTCCTTAAGCATGCAGGAGAAAAGTTTATCTCAAGCAGAACAAGTCTTTACTACAGAAACACCAAGACCAGGCGCAGCCCTAGAAACCGTTGAGAAATCATATGGTAGACAAGTAAGTGAAGTGTTAAAAGCTGCACGAACTGAAGGCTATGAAGGTCTTAGTAATGTAGGCAGACGTATTCTTAAAGGTGACTTCGGAGCTCCAGAAGATAGTGAGGTTCCACAATGGTAAAAATACAAACTATTGATGAACTAGAAGCACTATACTATGGACATAACCGAAACAGCCTACGAAAGGCCGACGCCCCAATAACTACTTCAACCGCAGGTACATTCAACGCCATCTTTGGCGCATATGCTTGGGCCCAGTTAAATCTTGAAGCAAATGCTTTTGGTATTTTACCAAAGTATCCTTGGGATAAATCTGGATGGAGGGTTATTACTGCTAAAGCAGACACATTAGCAGATACAGGATGCTGCAACAACACCGCATTAGGCGGTACTGCAGAAGGCGGCTTAATCGCAGATACAATCAAACCAACACTCGCAGAAATTGACGTTAGACCAAAAACTGCACAACTACCATTCAGTGCCTCAGAGGTAATGGAATGGTTGGCAACACACAGCAAAGATGACATTTGGGGTGGCTTAGGCTCACTCAGATTATTCATGGCTGTACAACACAAAGAACTTCTTAACAGAATGCTCTTATCTGATGTTGAATTACCAGCAGTTACAAACTGTGGTGCATGGGGGGGAACCCTCAACTGGGAATCTTTAGACAGAGTCATCTCAAGTGACGCTGAAGAAGATGTAACCGGTGGTTCATGTGGTACAGGTATGTATGACCCATGGGCAGCAAATGCAACCATTGATAGGGATAGTGGAACAACTTACGATTCAACAGTATGTTCTGCCTCTGGTGCCATTGGTACCAACGGTATAGTTACTGATGATGTTTTAAGAACATTCCTTAGAAAAATCCGTATCAAAGCAGGTAAAGATCCTAACGTATTTTTGGGCAGCCACGAAGTTTATTCCGAAATTCAAGGCTTATACATGCCATCCGTCCGTATTGCAAATCCATATGGCGAAGCATTAGTACAAGTCGATGTAAACGGTATTCAAACATTCAAAGGCACAGGTGTCGGTATTCATGTCGACTCAATCTATGGAGTCCCATTCATTCCAACCAAAGATGCACCAAGCAATTCTTGTGATACATCTGAAGTCGGAAGACTATTTGCATTGGATACATCTGATGCAGAAGGATATGGTTACCCAAGATTAGGTATCATGGTATCTATTCCAACAGAATACTACGAAGCAACACGCAGAAGTCCAGGATATCCATTCATCAACAATGCATTCGTTGAGAAAGGTGTATTCAGAACTATGGGTGAGCTTACATGTAGAAGTTTCATCGCTCAAGGTAAGTTGAGAGACATTAAACTCTAGACAAACCACATTTGAACCCAAGTATTTAGGCGTATGCTTAAGTATTTTTTTTATTTAAATCCCTTGAAAAGGGGACTCTATAATCATTTATAAACTAAACTTTATATACCACAATGCACATTCAGTAGATATGACACTGACCATATCAGTAAATTCTAACTATGAGAAAGTTACAGGAAAGACCTTAACTCCTCAAGCAGAATTAACATCACAGCTAAAAACCGCTATTGTTGATGTAGTCTATGCATCTTGTGAAGATTATGATATTGCAGGAAATGTAGTTGATTTATCTCTAGATGGTAGATTTGATACAATTATAGCAGTTGAAGTTATGGAAACAACTATCGGTGTAGTGGCTCAATATGTTCACGGTGCAAATGATGCAGCAACATTAGGTAAGTTGAAAATCTATGAATCAGGCACTGCCAGTGCAGCTCTAGATGAAGCAGACAATGCCGATGCAATTAATGCAACATTTAGACTAAGAGTAGTTGGGTACTAACCCTTTTTTATAATAAACCTTATATAAGATTTACCGCTATATATATTTATATGGCTCAAATTAATACTAATCGTGAGAAGATAGCTAATGATGGGGGCTCCCTAATAGGAATTTATAATGAAAATGAAGGAGTAGCAACCACATGTGCATTCACAGATGGATTAGATGTAGATGCAAGAGCAATTAGAGAATCAGTTTTAGTTATTCATAATAAAACAACCGGTGATTTAGATTGGAGGGTACTAGCAAATGCAAGACCTTTATCTTCAATAGTAGCTCCAACAGGTACAAATGATGATGATGAAGGTTGGGTTGTAATTCAAACTGGAAGTATAGCAACAACCGTAGCACCAACAGTAGTTACTTTTTCTAATCCTTGGACTAAATTTATTGTTCAAGTTAAACATACAACTTTAACTACAAATGTAGATATCTGGCATCGCGGTGAAAATTAATGCCTGGTTCAGCTGATGCGGGAGATGGCACTGGTGGAACTGCAGATACAACAAAAGCACTAACATCTGCTGGTATTGGTTGTGGTGTAATCCTAAATGCAAATATAAATGCTTGTGCAGCAATAGCAGTATCTAAATTAGAAGCAATATGTAGTGGTCAAATCATTGTTGGTAATGCTTGTGCCGTAGGCGCACTTGTAGCAGTTTCAGGAGATATAACAATAACTAATGCTGGTGTAACTGCAATCGGTGCATTAAAAGTAACTAGTGGTATGCTTGCAGGTTCTATTGCTTTATCAAAATTAACTGATGCCCCTGAGGCAAATGCTACAGCAGATCAATCTAACGCAGAGATCAAAACAGCATATGAGGCTAACGCTTGTACAAATGCCGTAACAGATGCAGAAAAAACAGTTTTAGGTAATACTTCAGGTACTAACACAGGTGATGGTAATATAGGTTCAATCACAAATGGTAGTGTTTTATTCTCAGCAAGCTGTGCAGTAGCACAAGATAACGCTAATCTATTCTATTGTAACACATGTAATAATTTTGGTGTAGGAACATCTACACCTACAGCAACACTTCATATATCTGGTACTAATCAATTATGTCATACAGCAACTGAGAGCGATGATCATGGGTTTGAACTAGATATTAATGCCGCAGGTTTTGGTGATGTAAAAGCATTTGATGCTAATTTCACAACAGGTGCTATAGCAGTAGGTGAAGAGGAAGAGGTATTCCTATCTAACATAGATGAGTCACTGTCATGTGGTGGTGAGATTAATGCATTTGAAGTTCTTTCTACATCTGTAGGATGTGCTACTGTTTATGGTATGACTACTGGTATTAATGTAGCCCCGATTGAACATAATTCAGGTACTTTCGGTGATATGGATTCTATCCTAGTTTGTGCTTGTAGTCAACTTACAGCATTACAATGTGGTGGAGCAGGTAATATTACATTCTTCCCATGTGATAATAACACAGTTACTATAGGTGATGCAGCAACATTCCAAGAAGTAGAATTTCTTGTGTGTACAGGTGCAAGTGGACCTGGTGTAGCACCTACATTCGAATTTTCAACAGCAGCATGTAGTTGGACAGCATTTTCACCAACAGATTCTACTAACGGATTTAGAAATACTGGTGAACTTTTATGGTTAGCAGAAGACACTCCATCATGGGCTACCCACGGGGGAGAATATAAAATTAGAATTACAAGAACAAGAAACTCCATAACAACGGATCCTATCATAGATTTAGTACAGATATCATCGACTAATGTATATCATTGGAGTAAAGATGGTGATGTACATGTTTCAACATTAGCATTAGAAGAACGTGCTTGTGCAATAGCAGATGTAGCTGGAAGAGGACAGTTTTGGGTTAAAACAGCAACACCTAATACTCCAAAGTTTACAGACGATGCAGGAACAGATTTCGATTTAGCTGCTAAGACAGGAACACAGGCAGCCATTGAAACTATCGCAATTGCATTAGGTGATGAATCAACCGTACTTGCCGCAGCTAGTACTTGTACACCAGTAGTTACCATGCATATGCCGTACGCATTCACATTAACAGATATTAAAGTAGGATTAACAGTAGCTGGAACCGGGGCAGCACTAGTAACAGTAGATGTACACGAAGCAGGAACAACAGTAATGGCATGTACTAAAGTAACCGTAGACGCATCCGAGAAAACATCAGGTACTGCCGCAACACCAGCAGTAATATCAGCACCAGATTTAGCCGAGGACTCTCTAATAGAAATATTTGTAGACCTAGTTGACACTAATAACTTAGCAGCAGGAATGAAAGTATACCTAATAGGGTATAAGACTTAGGAGTAAATAATGGCTCCAATAATGAATCCTAGTAGATTCTCTGGTAGTTCTGCCAATATGAATGATACTGGTTTATTGGGTTATTGGACTATGGATGAAGCATGCGGTGCTGTGGTTAATGTGTCACAATCTGCAGATACTGTTGGTACATGTTTAGGAAATGGATCTGTAACAAATGCAACTCAAAGTTGTGCATGTGGTTTAATAGGTGGTCATATTTTATTTGATGCATGTGGAGAAAAAGTACAATTTGGTTGTACATTATCCACATTCAATGAAACATTATCATCAACAGCAAAATTCACTATTAATCTTTGGGTAAAACCTACAACAACCAGTCATCAAGATATTATACTTGATCAAACTGATGCAAAAAGTACATTATATGGATTTGTTCTTGATTTCAGAGGAACTTGTGGTGCTCTTAGAGCAGTAACTTATTGTCCTTCTGCTTGTCCAACTACTCTTTATGACTCTGGAGTTACTACAGCAACAGTAGGAACAGGTGCATGGCATATGATTACTGTAAGATATGATTATTCATTATGTTCAAATAATCTAACTGTAACAGTAGATGATGGCACAGATGAATACTCTTGTTCAAGAGCAGGAACTCCAGGTGATAATAACCCTAGTGGAAATCTTACACTTGGTGAGGCGTATTTAGGAAATGATAATCCATATGATGGATTAGTAGATGAACTATCGTTTTGGAATAGGGCATTATCAGATGCAGAAGTTACTACACTTTATAACTCAGGTGCAGGATTTTCGATTTATTGATAGTAAATCTTTAAATCTGATTAGCTCATTTATATAGTATGGCCACCTGTTATATTAGTACCTGTGATGTAGCTGATTTTCTCAGGATTACTATTAGTGCGTGTACTAGTCCTTCTATTGCCCAGGTCGAGAAATTAATCAAAAGAGCAGAGGATAAGGTTGACCGTAGAACTGGACATGCCTGGAGGACTAAAACAGTTAAAGAGATATACGATTTACCATTATTATACACATTTGGATGGGGTACATTCATATCACTTAAACATAGAAATGTTAAATTTGATGCATGTAATGACACTAAATTCTGTGCTTGTGCAGGAGATAAATTAGAGATATGGAATGGATCAAATGGTAATTGGTCATGTTATGTAGGTGATAACAACTCATATGATATTGAATATATTAAAGGTGAAGTATATTTGAGGGGCTTTATATTCTCAATCTTAAGAAGAAATAGAGTAAGAGTAACATATAGATATGGAGATACCACAGTACCAGATGATATAGAAGATGCAGTACTTAAACTAACATGTATAGATTTGATAAGATCCTCAATCAAAATGGATGATCTTGAATTCGGTGGAGCTATTAAGAAAGAACAAGCTATGTCTGAATGGAAAGATGAAGTAGATAAGATCATTCGTGACAGAGAAGAGGTGTATGTATTACCTTGATCTTTAAAGTTAACCAAAAAAGCCTAAAGAAACTACAAAAAGACTTTCTAAGAGATGTAGGTCAACAACTAGAAGCTGAATTTAGAGATGAATTTAACGGACTTAAATCATATTATGGTGATGGTAAAATGTCAGATAGTATAATATTTGATGAGACAAACAAGGTACTTGGTAGTGAGGAGTGGGGTGTTGCCGCATCTGATACAGGACAAGATTGGAATTGGAGTAAATTCCCATCATTAGATAAGATTAAACTTTGGGTAAGAACTGATTATCAAAGAGGTGCATATGTAAATGCCCCTGATAGAGAGGTTTATAATATTGCATGGTTTGTAGCTAATAAGATTAAAAATGAAGGTATTGAATCATCATTCTGGGTAGATGAGGTTCTATTAGATTATACATCAACTGCAGGTGCTAATGGGAGTGGTAGAGAATGATCACATATGATGCTATATGCGATCTTAAGACAGCACTTACTTGTGACTGGGACGCAGGTGCATCATGTGCAGGAGCTGCACCTACTACTGATTTAGTATGGGATAAGAAAGTGGTAGGATTTGATGGAGATGTTACAGAGAGGATTATACTAACACCTATGGGTGAACCTGTAACACCGTTTGCCCTACACGGAGATACGTACTGGCATGATGTGGTAATAAAGGTGGATATTAGGACATATCAGTCAGGAGGCATCACTAGACAAAATGTAGTAGTAAAAGAAGTAGATAGAATCATCAAGAATATAATAAGACGTAATAGTGGAGATATACTACAAATAGTTATTTTAAAGGGTGAGACCAGAAACCAGGACTATAGGAACATGTTTAGACATATAATAGAAGTAAGATATCAAGGCGTAAAAGATCACACTTTCGTATAACTATCTTTATATATAATCTAGTCATAATGTAGGTATGGCATTTACCGGCTCCTTTGTATATCTTCAATGGGCACCTGAATCTACATTCAACACAGCCGCAGCTAATATAGCAGGTTCAGCAGCTACACAATTTGGATTTGAACAAAAGATTACATCATGGTCATTCACCAATAACAAAATTCCATTATCACAATTAAACGATGTAAGAGTTAAGACTTACGCCTATGGTCAAACCAGAGGTAGTATTTCATTAGACTTTGTATTATCTTCACCATTCTTCCTTGAATTAGTAGGATTCAGAAATGGAGATGTTACAGGTGCTGCATGTGACTTTACTCATACATGGGATATGTGTGCAATGGATTCAGAAGCAAAATTAGTACAATCATTTACTACTCAAATAGGTCAATGTGCAGGTGGTACAGATATTGTTAGAACTTTAACTGGAGGTATCGTTAATAGTGCTACCGTAACAACCGCAGTGGGAGAAACTGTAAAGGTATCTCTAGATGCCAATTATGCTAATGAAGCAGAAACAGCAACATTAGATGCATGTTTAGCACCTTTAAGTGTATGTGAAGCAATACCATTTACTTTCGCTCATGGAACATTAGAGTTCCCTAGCTGTCCACCTACAATAATATCAGAGGTACAAGATGTAGACTTTACAATCTCACAAAACTCAGATCATCTTTGGGGTATTGGTAGCTCAGTTGCAGTTAACTCATTCAAGAGATTATTTGAGATTACTGGTAAATTTAAAGCAAGTTATACTGATACAGTGCAATTACGAAAATTATATGCACAACAGAATGATACTCTATGTAACTCACCTTGTGGAGAAACATTAGATGTATGTGCAGCAACACTAAAACTAACATTCACTAACGATTTACCAACCACAGCAGAGAGAACTATCACATTTGCATTCACAGGTATATCAATAGCAGATCATAATCTAAGTATTGAACCAAACGAACCAATATTCGAAGAAATTAATTGGCAAGCTAGAGACTGTGTAGTGACAGCTAATAACTCTGTGGCTACTGCGCCAGCGGCTTCCTAAACCTTTATATATCTAATACACATATTACATACATGGTTATAAAGTCATTTGAAGTATGTTATAAAGGTAATAAAGAAACAATAGAATATGAGACTGAATTATCTTTCGGGGAGACAGAAGCTATCATCAACACAGCAATAGACTTAACAGATATTCAAAAACCTAAAGTAAAAATAGGACCATTTCGTATAAACATACTTATGAAAACACTAAGAAAGGCACCATTTCAATTCAAATCAGATCAATTTGTTAAAGCGTTACCTAATAAATTAGTTAATAATATTCTAGATCATATCATGCAAGACTATCCTCTAGTCAATTTTTTAGGGGATTGGATGACGAGCTTCATGGGCTCAGAGGTGGTGAACGAATCACCATCGGAACCTACGCCTTCTGTGCAGTCAAATTCGGATGGACAAAAGCCGAAACAGACGAACACAAAGCCTTCTTCTTAAAGAAATTAATAGCCTTCGTTAATGAGCATATGAAAGATGCTGTACAGTTCAAGTAATCTTTAAATCTATAAATAGCATTATAAATGTATGGCAAATTATAAGCTAAGATTAGACATAGATGAAGCCGAGTTAGCTAAGAAAATACAAGGTGCCCTAAAGAAAGGTGGTATGTCTGGTGTATTTGGTGGTAAAGGTGCAGGTGAAAAAGCTACCCAAGATATGGAGAAAATCAAGAAAATATCTAAAGAAGTAAATGTTATAATGAAGCATGCTGTAGATGTAAAAGGTCATACTAAAATAATCCAATTAAAAGAAAAAGAAAAAAGATTAACTAAAGATATAGCAAATGCCCATATAATATATCAAGAGAGTTTGAAGAGAACAAACCAAACAGAACAGAAGAGATTATCATATATGAATGCAATAGTAAGAAAAGGAGCAGGATCTGGAGGTGGTAGTGCAGGTAGAAATGTGGGTATGTTGATGGGTGGAAGAGTAGGAGGTGCAGCAGGAACTGTATTTGATATGTTTATGTCTGATAGATTAAATTTTGGTAAGACTAAAGATGCTAGTAAATATTTAGGTCCTGGTAAACTTGGTGGTTCATCAGCAGCTAACGAATTCCAACCACAAGGATCAAATGTTAAAACAAGTGCACCAAGTAGACTTGGTACTCCAGTTAAAATAGCTGGTATAGCTGCAGGTCTATCAGGTGCTGCAGGTCTTGGTAAGATGATTATAGATTCCTCCCCTGTATTAAAAGCAATGTTGAAATTACTAAACATGGGTATTATGTTGATCTTAAGACCTATTGGTGACTTTATAGGATTCATGTTAAGACCTATGCTTATTAAATTTGTTAAAGAGATAGCAATACCAGCATATAGACATGGATCTAGAATAGCTAAGGAGTGGGGTACTAAATTTGGTGATGCTATAGTTAATTTCTTTGCAGATCCTATAGGTACTATTGTTGGTGGTGTAGTTGAAGCTTTTAAAATGGGTGCTGGTTTTATATTCGGACCTATTATAGGTGCATTAGGTATATTATTAAATCCATTATTGGGTGCATTTGGTCTTGATAAAATAGAGGTAGATTCACTAACAAATTCATCATTCCAGGAGGGGGCAGAAAATAAAATAAAAGATCCTATAGATAAACTAAGAGAAGAATTATCAACAACACAAGAGACAGCAAAGACACAAAGAGATCAAACAAAGGAAGTATTAGAATCTATACTTGAACAACAAGGACAATTCTTAGTAGGTTCTAAAGAATATGAGGAACATAAAAATGAGGCAATGTATGGTTATAAAGATGTAACTAGTAAAGAAGAAGCTATAGCAAAAGGTAGAAAAATATATGATGATATGATGAAAAAGAAAAATGAAGTTATTAGAGAAGAAGCTATAAAAGAACAAATGGGTTTAATTGGTTCAAAGAATAATAAAATATTTGGTCCTGGTGGATTATATGAAGACCCTTTCTGTGAATACGCAGCAGGTGGTGGACGTAATGAGGACGAAGAGTTAGACCCATCACAAATGAAAAAAACAGTTGTTATATTATCTGATGCTGCAGAAAGAATACTTGCAAAATTCAAAAATTATAAAAAAGGTGCACCAGGGTCAGGTACTGGACCACAAGATAGTACTGGTGGTGGTGGATTTGATTTAGGTAAAGGATCTGTTAACAGTAGAGAACAAATGGAGCTTATGGGAAAGGCATTCAAACAAGCAGGAAAAACAGGTGAAGAGGTTAGTGAGGTTTATGAGAATATGACTGTAGAAGCAGCTAACCAATTAGCAGCTGTAACTGAAACTGCAAATGAGAGTAGTATGGTATTAACATTCCATAAAGATATTAAAGGTAATTATGAAATGATGGCATCAGATGCTGTTCAATTATCAACAGGACTGGCGGCAGCACATGATAAAATATTAGGTGCATTAAATAAAATGAGGGTATTTACATCACCATCTAGTGGTAAACGAATATATAAAAACCAAGCAACAGGTGTTTTAGATGAGTTAGGACAATCAAGCACAGTATCTGCTCCTAATAAATATAGAGTTGAATTTGCTAATGGTGCAACCAAAGAGATGTTTTTGTCTTTAGCAGCTGTTGGTAATTATAAGAAACAAGCTGGTATTAGTGTAAAAAAACTAGCAAAGGGTGGTATAATTAATGAACCTATATTTGGTATGGGTCAAAGATCAGGTAAAGGATACCTTATGGGTGAAGCAGGTCCAGAAACAATCACACCAGGTACTGGAACAGGTGGATCTAACACATTCAATATAACTATCAACGCTAACGGTATAAATGACCTTAATCAATTAAAGACTACAGTATTAAGACTTCTTAAAGAATCTACAAGTAGGGTTGGTATAGTATGAGTGATATAGTAATTACAAAAAAATCAGGTGATAACTCATGTGGTTCTGGTGATTCCATACTACAGTATATGCACTTCCCATCAGGTAATTCAACTAGTGGGGCATGTACACCACCAGCATGTCCAACTAATCTATATACATGGAAACAAATATTCTTGTTTGATGATTGTGACTCATTTGCTATAAGAAATTTTGAATCAATAGATTTTGAATTATGCTCACCTGTAGGAGATTTTCCTATACCAGAACTTAGAGACACATGTAATATACTAGTTAAGGCAGAGGGAAATAGATTGGTAGTATCAGTAGCATGGACTGTTGTGTGTGAAAAGGTTGATTGTTGTGGTACAGGTACAATAGTAACTTCATGTCCTGCACAAACAGTAGAGACAGTTCAACAACAAATAGATTTCTTTATAAATACATTACAAACTAACAGTATTGAAGATGCATATACTATATCTATAGATGGAATAACTAGGTTTGGGGCGGTTCGGAAGTTATCGCTGAGTAAGTCAGCTTCCACTCCTATAACATATAATGCTAGATTAGAATTTATAGCTGGTAACGTTGTAGCTGGTGAATCTTAGTGGCCCGTGTAAAAGTATTAGTTAATAATAATGATAGAAAATTATTATCATCAAATGTAATTAGAGAAGGAGAGAGAGCTATTGATCAATCAGAAGTTACACTTACCATATGTGCTGCAGCATGTGTTAGTGATGATATAAAGATAATTCAAGATGCTGTTGATCTTGATTGTATGGTTGGTGCTTATATGATGCAGGGAACTGTGAAAGATGAGTCTGGATTATGTAATAATGCTTATGGTGCTATAAGTAGGCCCCGTGTTGATAGTCAATTATTATGGTGTTGTACTTGTTCTATCCCAAACAATTTTGGATATAGAGAGTTAACTGTTACTGATACAAGTTGTAGTACATGTGCCACAGGTAAGGTAGGTACAAAAGCTGTGTGTTTTGATGGTACTAATTATGTAGCATATTCATGTGAATCTACATTTGATTTTGATCAGACAACTCCTTGGACAACATCAGCATGGATTAAAACATCGGATGTATGTGTACCTATAGTATCAAAGAAAGCTTCTGCTTCTACTGGTAAGGGATGGGAGGTATATCTAGACGCATGTGGTAGAACTAATTTCAGATTAACTAATACAGCAACAACTAATGAGTTACATATAAGAGGAGATTCAGCTGTTAATTGTAATGTATACACACATATAGCAGTAGAGTATAATGGAATACCAGGATGTGGTGGTTCTGCAGTTTCTATTTATGTTAATGGTGTTGCTGATACAAAAGGTGTTGTGACTAATAATTTAACAGGTTGTACATTAAATGCCTCAGTTGTGACATATGGTGCATATGCTGATGGCTCATCAAAATATGTAGGTGTTTTAGATGATGGATGTATATGGGTTTCATTATCATTAACTGCTGAACAAATACGGGCTGTATATAATGTTGGTTTACTTGAAGAGATATGTGGTAGAACTGGTAAAGCAGTTAGGTTTAATGGTGTTGATTCATTCCAAGAAATACCATATGATACTGACTTTGATTTTACAGGTAACTTTGATATATCTATATGGGCTAGATGGCAAAGTACATGCACAGAATATATGTATGCAAGACGTACATTATCAGGTAACGGTTGGGCTCTATCAGTAAATAGATTAGCAGCTGGGGATATAGTAGCAGAAATAGATGGTAGTTTAATAAAGACATGTGGTACATCTTACAATGATTTTGCATGGCATTTCATAAGAGTGTATAGAGGGACAGATAATATAGTTCATTTAGAGGTTGATAATGTAGAAAAGAATTGTGCTACAGTTTCATCAAATCTTACACTAACTAGTCCTGCATTGATGATAGGTACAAATCACAATAAGACATCATATTTTTGTGGTGATATTAATACTATAAGAATATACAATAAATCACTATCATCTACCATGGCAACTAGATTGTATTCTTGTGTTACTGCCACATCGATAATGAAGTTCGGGGGAAACATTACTAAGATCAATAAACAGATATATAAAAAAGAAGTAGTAGCACAATCATATGGTACAGAGTTAGGAGCTACAGAAGTAAGAGCACAAGAGTATAATTGTAGATCACCAGAATTCATAATAGAGGACTTGATAAGAAATAATACGTGTTTAGAACCACATATACATGGTACTGCTAGTGGTATATTATTAACAATATTTAATGCAGATGGTAAACTGATAGATATAGTACGAGATTTAACACAGCTTATTGGTAAGACATTTAACACTGATGCTCTAAAACAATTCCATTTACATGAGAGTGCATTTAATACAACGTGTTTTATATTCACTCATGGTACATGTGCTAGAAATTTTGAATGTGTTGAGGATGATACAGAAATAGTTAATGACCTTGTTGTTATAGGTGAGAATAAAAAATATGATACAATTCAATGTTTTACTGGTGATGGATGTACAACAATATTTCAACTCAATCATGGACCATTAACAAGTAGGGTATTAGTTGCATGTTCTGAACAGACACCCGAGGAGGATTATTGTGTATGTATTTTAAATAAGACTCTTACATTTACATGTGCCCCTGCATGTGCTGCTGCAATACAAATGATATATCAGTATGAATTACCTTTACTTATAAGAGGAGAAAAACAATCAAGTATAGACTCTAATGGTAGACATAGTAAGAGATTAGTTATGCCATGGATTAGGACACGTAATGATGGTATTAGATTTATCAACGGATATTTGAACAGGTTTAAAGAGATACGTACATCACTTAAAGTTGAACTAGGTGTTATGAAAAACTCATTAAATGAAGGTGATGTTGTTAGAGTTGTGAATAGTATTAAATGTGTTGATGATTCATTTGTAGTAAAATCATTAGAATGGAGTTACCCTGAAATGAAAACAAGTGTGTTATTAGGTGAGTTCAAATTTGATGATCTAGAATATGAGAAACAGATAGTAGAAAAACTACACGATTTAGAGTCAGCCCTTACAGAGATTAAGGATATAAGATGTTCTGAACAGGTAGAAGAAGTATTAGCATTATGTGACTCATTTAATGTAATAACAGTTACATTATGTAGTACCGTATTTGTAGAAACATTATGTTTAGCAGATAGTATAACCGTAACTATAGTATCACCTGCTATATATGGTGTTGATTCATATAATGCAGGTGCTATATATGGAACATGCTCAACCGCATCAGGATATACAGGCTCAGGATTCACAGATTCAGGATATGATACAGATACACCTGACCCAGTCGTGCTTCTACAGGAAGGTGGAGACGCAATCCTTTTAGAGGATGGAGACCAACTATTAGCAGAGTAGAGATATGGTAAACAAAAAAATAACCGCTTTATGTGCCCTGGCTACACCAGCAACCTGTGATCTGGTGGCTATAGTGGATGTGACCTGTCCAGCAGCCACTAAAAAGATGACATTTGCCAATCTTGTAAGTGCTAGTACAGCTACATTTACTAATAAGACATTTGATCAGGATGGTGCTGGTAATTGTATATCTAATTTGGCTAATGCTAGTATTAAATCTTCCGCGGCTATAGATTTCTCCAAATTAGCCGCATTAACAGATGGTAATATATTAGTAGGTAGTGCTTGTTGTGTAGCAACATCAGTAGCTATGTCAGGTGATGTAGCAATAGTAAATTCAGGAGCCACTACAATACAAGCAAATGCAGTAGAATTATCTATGGTAGCAACAGCAGCTAAAACAGAATCATTCACTGTGGCATTGAGTGATGAGACAACAGTATTACCATGTGCTTCAACTACAGTTCCTTTAGCTACATTTAGAATGCCTTATGCTTTTACTGTGACTGATGCTAGAGCCTCAGTTAGAACTGTTGGCACCGGGGCAGCTCTAGTAACAGTAGACATACATGAATCAGGTACAACTATACTTTCAACTAAATTAACAATAGACGCTTCAGAGAAGACAAGTGAAACAGCAGCAACAGCTAGAGTTATATCAGACTCAGCTTTAGCAGACGATGCTTTAATGGAATTCTTTTTGGATACGAGGGACACTAACAATCTAGCAACAGGACTCAAAGTAACCATAATAGGATACCAAACATAATGGGTAATATAATTTTAGATTCATACACACAATTCCCAGCAAGTGGTGTTTGTTCAAATATGGATACCACAGGGTTATTGGCATATTACACCATGAATGAGGCATGTGGAACTATTGTAAATCAGTCATTATCAGGAGACTCTGTAGGAACAGCAGGAGATGGTACTAATTCAGGTGCAACTTATGGAGCATGTGGAATCATAGGTGATGCTATGTCATTTGATGTTGAAGGAGACAAAATAACTTTTGGTTCAACATTATCTACATTTAATGAACCAATATCATCTACAGCAAAATATAGTTTTAATTTATGGTTGAAACCTACATCTCATAATAATCAAGATGTTTTCTTAGATCAATCAGACGCAAAAAGTACATTGAAAGGAATTGCTACTGATTTTAGAGGTTCATGTGGTGCTGTTAGATTTGTAGTTTATGACCCTGGTGTTAGTGGTGCTGCCATTGTTGATTCAGGAACTACTACATTTACCCTTACATCTGGTTCTTGGAATATGCTTACTATCACCTATGATTATTCATTATGTTCTGCAAATTTGAAAATGTATCTAAACGCTGGTACTGCTGAAACATATAATAAGGCTCAATGTGGTTTAGATAATGATCCAAGTGGAAATCTAACCCTAGGAGATGCATACCTAGCTAACGACAATGCATATGATGGAGATGCAGATGAACTATCTGTTTGGTCACGTGTACTTAGTGCAGCAGAAATAACAACATTATATAATTCAGGTTCAGGATTTTCGATTTATTGATAGTAAATCTTTAAATCTGATTAACTTGTCTTTCTATAAGGCAGGACTACAGATGTATGATGCTCTAATATACTCACTTGAATATCTAAAAACACTACCTAATTTCCCACATGAAGGTGATGGTAAACGAGGTAAAATACCTGATAATATTAGACAGGAAATAATAAAGGAGATTAGAAAGTAATCTTTTTAAGGCTATAAGAGATATATAAATATGGCAAATTGGCCCGAGAAAACTGATTGTTGTGCTGGAACATGTGTTAAATTTGGTGCTCCAGATCTAAGAAGGTATGGTAGATTATTTAATAATCAGAATGTTAATAATGCCTGTTATTCTTGTTCAACTGTATGTATACATGAGTGTAATTTGTTTACATTTGAAGCAGATGCTTGTGGTAATGTAGCATTTGTATTAAAGGAACCTAATGCTGGGTGTAATACTTTATCATTTAGAACTACAGCATTAGCTGGAAATAGGGTGGCTATATTCCCTGCGATAGGGGCGACAGATACTATAATGTTTAACACAGCTGCAGGAACTGTTCTTAATAAAACAATGGAGGTTAACCCAGCGGTAGCATGTAATAACACACTGACAGATGCGTGTGGTGCCACTGGTGATATATTACAGTATAATGCTACTTGTTGTAGATATGAACCTCAAGCTATGAGAGAAACTATTATCACTAGATTTGGAGATGAGACTACTACTCTATGTACAGGTGATGGTCAGATGGAATTCCAAATGCCATATAATTTTACATTAACTGAGGTATTTGCTACCGTAGCAACCGCGTCTAGTTCGGGGCTGCCTAGTATACAAATACAACAGAATTCATTAGACATATTATCCACAGCAATAACATTAGATACATGTGAAAAAACCTCTAGGACAGCGGTTACAGCCCCTGTAATATCAGACACTACGTTAGATATAAATGGGGTTATTGAATTTGATCTAGATGCCGTAGGTACAGGTGTAACTGGCCTAGTAATATACCTAGTTGGATATCAGAGATTCTAGGAAACCTTAAATATCTCAAGAGTGTACATTTATATATGGCTGCTGAACGACTTAAAGCACTTAAAGGACGTATACATATTAAAGCATGGGAGAAGAATCCAGATTTCCCTGATGATAGAAGTAAAGATATTCTAATTAAAGACGACACATTCTGTAATCTTATAGTTAATACAGGTAAAGATAGTATATTAAAAAGACTAGGTGGTACTGGTCTATCATGTTTCGGTGAAGCCGGGGGCATAGGAGTCGGAGACTCTACCCAAGCAGCAGCACTAACAGATACAGATCTAATAGCAGCAAGTAATAAATTATGGGTATGTATATCTACAGCAGATAAAACATATGTAAGACCAACATTATTTTTAACAGCTGATTTTGGTTTTGCTCAAGCTAATTATACATGGAATGAAATAGGTTTATGTGATGATCAAGGATCTCCTAATAGTCCAACAGGAGGATCAGATTTATGGGCTAGACAAATAGATGCGTCACCACTTGTGAAAACCTCTTCTACTAGAGCTATCGTGGAGTGGCAACTAACATTATGACTCGTATACTTATACCTCGTTCAGATAACTCATCATCAAAAATAATAGAGGCAAGTGATTGGGAAAAATATTTTACTAGTGATATTATAGAAAATTATGTAGTATCTGGTTTAGCTGTAACAGCACAATGTCCTAATATATTGGCAGTTGATGTAGGTGTAGGTTCAGCTAGATTATTAGGTTTGGTTGTATGTAATAGTACATCATGTGCTGTTACGTGTCTTACTGCATGTTCTACAAATAAAATATATGCACAAATATGCAGAGATGGTACATGTGAACCAGAAGCTTTTACATTTGGTACAACTACTGGATGTTTACCAGCAGAGTCTATATTAATAGGTAATGCTGTGACTAATGCAACAACTGTTACATCTGTTTGTTCTAGTACGGTTAATACACATAATGGATTATCAGATGTGTGTAGTATATTTGGTACAGGTGCTGATGGTGCTGGTACAAATCCTGCGTTAACTGGTGGTTGTTATAAACAATATACATGTTTAACAATATCATGTTGTACATCATGGAGTGGATGTGGTGACATTATAGTGAGGGTGTCTGGTACATTCAATATAGCCGCATGTAAAACATTAACATTATCTAATGGTGGAGTAACTAGAAATGAAGGTGGAGTAGGTGGTAGTGGTGCACAGGCAGCCGGTGGAGATGGTGGTGCAGGTGCAAAAAGTAGAGGTACAGTTATAATAATTGCAGATGCTGTCACTGGTACAGGTACAATAACATCTACTGGTATTGCAGGAAGTACTGGATCTAATGGTTCAGGGTGTGGTGTTGAATTATCAGGAAGTAATGGTTGTAGTCCTTCTACTGCTCAATTATTTTCAGGACAACCATCTGGTGATGTCGCAGTTTATGGTGGATGGGGTACTAGACCAGGATTTGGTGCTCCTGGATGTGGAGCAACAAGTTGGGGTAGCTGTGATGTTTCAGGATTATTTAATCTTAATAATTTATTAACAAATACATTTTCTTCTGGCGGTGCCGGAGGTGGTGAAGGTGCACAAACCAATGCTTGTAATGTTACAGCAGGTGGCGGTGGCGGAGGAGCTGGTTCTCCATTTGTATCAGGAGGAGCTGGTGGAACCGGTGGTGGAACATCAGATGCCGGAGGTGGAGGTGGAGGTGGAGGCGGAGCTCCAGCATTATTAATATTAATAACAAAAACAATAACTGCAATAAGTGTTGACTTAACTGGTGGTGCTGGAGGTAATGGTGGAACATCAGGTGCACAAGGTAAAGCAGGAGGTGGCGGAGGAGCAGGTGCTGGATGGCTGTTAGTTGCAGCAACAGATAATACAGGTGGTACATTAACTGGTGGAGCAGGTGGTACAAGTGGAACATCAGGTGGTGGTACATCGGGTATTGCAGGAACTACTGGCTCAACAAACAAGATATATTCAACATGGGTTGACTTCAAACCACTGTTACGTGTTATGTTATAACCTTAGATTTATATAGGGCTTAGCACTAATAGTATTGTGGTATTAAATTCTGATGTAAATAAGGCAGCTTATTTTGCGTATCGTAAAGCACAAATGGTAGCTATGGGAACAGAGCGACTTGGTGTTATACATGTGTCAGATTTAATTAAACCATGTATGAGAAATGTTATGTATAGTAAATTTACACCACTCAAACATAAAAGTATGACCACAGAAGATATGAAATCAATGTTCTATGGACAAGCAGTACATAAGGTTACTAATTTATCTACTGACCCAAATGACAATGAAATATTCTTTGGTTACAATTATGAGACTGATACCCCAGTGACAAGAGATGAAGCTCTTGCAATGGCACCAGACGACCCTAAACATTTGGACATCATTTATGGTAGTGCTGATGATTTACTTGAAGTAGATGGTGAACTCGTTATCATTGATAAAAAAACTACAGGAAGTATAGGATACTTTAGTAGAGCTACATCAAAGGCTAGCGAATCACATATCACCCAGATAAATTGTTATGCTATACTGTTACAAAAATGTTACGGAAGGACAGCTAAAAGAGGGTGTAATATATATATTTCAAACAGCATAAGCAAAGAACAAAGAGACATACCAGTACCTATAACATACAAGTTAGGTAAACCAGAAGAATATCTAAACATGATGATAACTAATGCTAGACTTATCAAAGAGTCTTTAAAAACTAAAGAGTTACCAGAAAGAACTAGATGTTTCTTATGTGATGGTATGTGTCCTTTCATTAACCAATGCTTCGGAGAAGAAGATGATTAGAAATCTACAGAGAATAGAGGAACAATTAAAAACAATGATTGATGCTATGAATAAATCTAACGAGTTAATGGAGAAACTAACTAATCAATTAGAAATTATATCACTACCACCGGACATGATTAAATGGGCAAGGAATTTAAATGATTAATATAAGATGTACAAGTTGTGGACCACTAGCAATGTATAGTGAAAAATCACACGCAGAAGTTAACAAGGTTGTCTTAGGACATAAAGGTCCAGGACATAGAGTAAAGGTGAAAAGAGATTGAAGATGACTAAATATGAAAAAGAATTCTTCTTGAAAAGCTCTGAAGAAATAAGATTAAAAATCTTGGAGTGGATGAAATGAAGTTCTATTTCAACGCTAATAATAAGACACAAGTATCAGCTCTACGTAGAGCAGGTGTTAAGAACATAATGCTTACACATAAATATGTAGGTGACAGAGCCAAACAATATACTAATGAATTCGAGTCAGCTATGATAGGACCAGGGTTCGGTAGTGATATGAAAAAATATCATGAGTTACTTAATGGTTGGGAGTTTGAGGCTTTACAATATGATGACCCATCTGACATAATGAATAATTATAAAAACTGGAAGGAGGGCCTAGAATATAATGATAAATTAATACCTATCTTACATCAAAATTATGCTCAATCACTTAGTATGTTTAAACCAAATATGATAGGTGATCGAGTGGCGTTAGGGAAGGCGAACAGTCGCGCTACAGAGGACTCTCAACTGAGACAACTACCACAGAATTACTCATATCACGGTCTTGCAAAGGGTAGATGGATGAACAGAGAGAGGAATCATATGGTTGATAGTATAGATAGTACTACATGGACAAGTGGTATGAGAGGTCGTAAAACTGATGTCTGGAAGGGGCAATCACTATTATTTGGAGATAAAGGAAAAACTAATACAAGTACAATACAACTAGCATGTCAAAAGAACTTAATACATTTATCTAAATTAGGACTAGACCCTAAAGAACTAATCAATGGTTCACCTGCAGCATTAACATTAGCACCATTAGCATTATATTATATGCCTATGCTCAAAGACCTTGGACACTACGATGAGAATTTCAAGTGATGTATTACACTAAATCATTAGCTTTTTTTGGTGCAGTGTCTGCATATATGATGAGACTTAAAGCAATCGAGTTAGGTTTATATTAGGTTTTAACTATATTAATATATGGTAAGGAGATCATTAGATTTTGACGAAAGATTCTCTAACGGAACATTCATCTTTGACGCCAGAGGTATGCAAATATCTCCAAGCTCTCCAGAAGGAAGAGTTATCGAGGAAACCCTCGCGAAACAAAAAGTCACAAAGAAAGAGAATAAGACTCAAAAACAGAAAGTAGAAAAGTTGATCAATAAAGACATCGATGGTGATGGTGTTATAGGCGCATACACCTAACCTTTTTTTATATATCTTTATATAGCACCTATACAATATAGTAGTATGGTTAATGAAGGTGTGAAATTAAACCCACACCCACCATATGGTAGAATAGCTAGACTTAAACTAATGGATGTGTTAGGTGGTAAGAAATGTAACAAGTGTTCATATAAAGACGTAAGAGCTTTACAAATAGATCATATTGATGGATATGGTAGTAGAGATGCAAGAGAGAAAGGTCATGCTAAGATGTATTACTATTATCTAAGGAATCCAGAAGAAGCAAAACGTAAACTACAGGTACTGTGTGCTAACTGTAATTGGGTTAAACGTTACGTGAACAAAGAAAACCGTTGGAAGCAATAACTATTTATATATCTTCGACTCATTTATTGTCATGGGTGCCAAACGGGAACCCTCTATTAGGCTCAAACCAGACAGCAAGGTAGAGGTTAACAAACACAAAACAGTAAGTCCATACAACTCATCTAAACATTTAAAATATGCAAAGTTACCTGCAGAGTGTGACAAATGTATCTATAGATCAGAAGAGGAGGGTGGTAATGGTAGGTGCCCAAAATATGAAAAGGGTGCTGCATGTGGTGTCCGTAAAGATATTAAATCATTTTTAGATCAAATTAATACACGTAATCCAGAGGACCTCAAGATGTTATTAGATACTATGGCTAAAGAGATGGGTGAAAATGTATTCCTTGCACTAGTACAAGCACAGATGGATGGTAACATACCAGATAGAAATTCAATCAGCCAACAAAACGCTTTCCTTAATGTAGCAAAATTATTAGTAGAGATGAGTAATAAAATTACAGTTACAGAAAAGAAATCGTTTGATGAGAATGGTGACATGGAAGAGTTGTTTAGACAGTTGGAGTATACAGAGTAGTGCCTAAATCATCTAAGGATGTAACAGATAAGCGAGAGAAGCTTATGACCATGGTAGCAGAGATGGCTAAGAGTCCTACCAAATTTAGTGAGGTTATGTTAGGACATAAATTATTCAAATATAATTCAGAATATGCTGATAGTAAAGAGAGGTTCATAATATATAGATCAGGACGGCAGGCAGGTAAGACTATGACCACCGCTGTAAAGGCTATACATTGGAGCTTCTTTGCACCTATATTATCTAAGGATGCTAAGGAAAAGAAAGAGGCAGTTATAATTATCGCAGCACCTACACAAAACCAGGCAAGTATCATGTTCGATAGAATCAGAACTCTTGTAAAGAATTCAGACTTTCTATCAAAATATGTATTGAGAAGTACACAGACAGAGATGTGGATACAATGGTTAAACAAGAAAGGTTTAACTAAGATATATGTCAGAGCAACAGGTGAAACTGGTGTGACCTTGAGAGGTTACTCCCCACACGTTATCATTGCGGACGAATGTGCTTTCATTAAACGATCTATTATGGTTGCCTTCTTACCATCTGGTATGGCAACAGAGGCTAACGTCTGGTTAACATCTACACCTTTCGGTAAGCAGGGTTATTTCTATGAGTCTAGTCAAGAGAGTCGGCCGAAGAAAGATGATGGTTTATGGAGAGAGTTTCACGTAAGATCTATTGACAACCCAAAGATTGCTAATGATCCATTATTCTTAGAACAAGTTAAAACATTATCACAAGAAGAATATACACAAGAAGTGGAGGGTGAGTTCTTAGATATAGGTGATAGTCTTATACCATTTGACTTATTGATGGCATCACATAATAGAAAATGGCATCCAGCAGGAGCTACTAGATTCTATATGGGTCTTGATGTAGCACGTAGTGGTAGAGATGAAACTGTATTCATGATTATAGAAGTTGATGAAGATAATAAGATAAGGGTTGTAGAATATTCCAAGGAATCACAATCAAACCTAGTTGATGTTGTGGGTACTATTGGTGAATACATGCAGAGATATCCACTTGAGACTATATTCATAGACGAGACAGGTCTAGGTGGTGGTGTAGTAGATCTTGCCAGACGTAGAGAATATCCAGTCCGGGGGATCACTTTCAGTCTATCAGCAAAGTCAGAAATGTATAGTAATATTAGAATGATATTCGAGAATAAAAAAATAGTAGTACCACAAGATGACAAGAGAGTATTATACCAATTATCATATCTCAAGAGAGCCTACACAGAAGAGGGTAAACTGAAGGTAAAGGTAGAAGAGGGTACTAAAGATGATCATGCAGATGCTCTAGCTCTAGCCTGTAATGCTGTATCATTCGGAGAAGGATGGTATTATATGGAAACAGGACAGGGTTGGAAGAACCTAATGGGATAACTTTATATATCTATTACGACTATATAATATATGCCCGTCGGAGACTCACTTAGTACCTCATTTAACCAAGATGATGCTGAGAAACAACGTAGTACACACCCTAAATTAGATGCTCAAGCAGCTGGCCTCAAAAAGAAACTCTCAATGGACCAAGTACAACACGCAAAGATTGGCGTTGAAGTAGCTTACACTAAAGGACAAGGAACAATCGTCAGAAAAGATGGTGAATATTTAACTATATTTAATGAACAAGCTAATGCTTATGATCAAGTACACGCTGGAGAGACCTACATTCCAGGGGACACTATAAGTATGGGTATTATGAATCAACTATGGGACCAAATGACAATGGAAACAAGAATGTCAGCACTACACAAAGCAAGAATAGAAGAACCATTACACTTTATATCTAAATCATGGCATGAACTACCAATGAACCTTAAAGAAGTATTGAAAAAATCACCACCATATACATCTGTTGGATCACATTTTCAAGGTAAAGCACCTAAAGGAGCAGTAAGAGATGGAGGTGCAGCAAGAAGACCAGGAACTGGACCTAAATCATTAGGTAGTGCCGATGCCAGTCAAGATGCAACAGCAACCACAGGTCAAACTAAAAGAACTAAACCAAACAGAGTGTATAGAGATGATGTTAAAAACCCAGGTAAGAAAATAAGTATAACAGAGAGACAAGGAAAGTTATATGATAATGCTTATCCAAAATCATTACAAGATGATAAGAACTTTACACCAGGTGCAACAATAGTTGGTGGTAAACAAGTTGGTAACTCTAACACTGAGAAACCGAAAGACTCACCAAAGAAAGAAACCAAACCAAAAGGTGATGCAGGTGCAGGTACATTCGCACAAGGTTTAGATAAAGCCACAGTTCAAATCTATGCATTACGTAACCATTTAAATAAAATTAACATTACAAGTAAAGAAGCAAATTCATCTTTGAAATCTGATGAAGAAGTAAGAAGCAGAGATGAAGAAATTGGTAGTCAACATTCAAGTCATAACACTCCAACTAAACCAGATAAAAAAGTTGGTGGTTGGGAAGAACGTTCAGCAGGAAGAAATGGTGGAAAATTACTAGCTGAAAGTGGTACTATAGGTGTTATAGGATCTAAGAATCCATTTAAAGTACCAGGTATAGGTTCTAAAAAATCTGATGTAGAACACGGAGCATATGGAGGAGTTGTTACAGACACACCTTTCGATGCACCAGATGATTATGAAGAGTGTAGTAGAGAAGGTAATAGAGCACAAAACCTACATAATACTCAACAGAAAAAACCAAGAGATCCTAAAGCAGACGGCAAGGAAGTAATGGTAGGTTATCACAAAAAAACAATCAAACAAGGCATGGTAGACAACGAAGTGGAGAAGGAAGGCGGGGGAGCTACCTCAGCGGGAGCTGTAACTTCTTCAACAGAAGGAGTCTCTAACACAGTATACAACAGAGAAGATAAACACAAAGGTACATCAAGATGGGGTCCAAGAGTTGTATCAGGTGAAGAAGCTAAAGAAATACATAATAGATTAAATAAGTAAGCCTTATATATAAAGAGAGCATAGATAGATATATATGGGACGACGTTCTGAACCAAAGCATTGTATTAATTGTGACATGACATTACCTGATAGGTACAAGGGACGTCAGAGAATATATTGTAGTGCTTTATGTCGAAAGGTTTATACAAAGGATAAGCCTAAAGATAAGTAGTGGATTATTATGATGGTTTAATTACTGGTCTTAGTATAGCTAGATCTGTATGTAAAGATGAAGATAAAGATAGATTAGAAAAATTAATTAAAGAATTAGAGGAACAACAAGAGTGACTGTAATATTATATGTAGACGGTGGGACAAGAGGTATGGTTATATGTTTAGTAGACCCCCAGAAAAGAAAGACGATAGTAAAGACTAGGAAGAGGGCCACTACTAACAACGACTTAGAATATCTAGCTATAATATATGGGTTAGAATACATTAACAAATACTACCCTAGAGATCATGTCATATTAAAATCAGATAGTATGTTAGCAGTTAAACAAATAAATCACAAGTGGAAAATAAATGGTGCTAACCTTGCTGTTTTGAATAGAAAAGCACTCAATAAGCAGGGTAAATTAGTCAAGATTGCTTGGTGTCCTAGAGAGAATAACCTAGCAGGTATTCATCTAGAAGATATTAAGGATTCTTTGAAGGGTAAGTAGAAGTAGTAGATCTAGATACTTCATCTGGATGTTTTCTTAAATAATCTTCTAATATTCTATCAAATATAACAGTGTCTGATTCAAACACATCACCATTCTTAGTTGTCTTTGTCTTCTTAGCTAGCTTTCTAAAGGTTGTTTTAGAACTCCATGATACAGAGATGGTAGTTTTCTGTGCTCCTTCTTTACGTTGTTTTGGCAATTTTCCTCACTTGATCACACAAACCACATGACTCTTTAGTAGGTCCAATTTTAACCCAAGCATGTTGATGTTTCATATAATATATTACACTTGTAGTTATATAAATCTTTTGATATCTATGATAGTGAGAGAGAACTTTCTATATCTAAGACCGGACCAATACCAGAATGATATAAGATATCTATCACTAACATTATCATGAACTCCCTTTACAAAATGAGGTGTACCAAACAAGAATGCATGTGACAATTCATGCATTACTCTATCACTATTTTCTCTAGCTTTAAAATCATTAGTAGAGTCATGCAAAAATAGATCTATTCTATACTTACCTGTTACTCCGGAGGGCATATTAGTATTAATTCTACCACCACTAGTAGACACAACATGTTCAAAGAACTGAGGATTAGTAGCACAAAGACCCCAGAAATGTATATCCCATTTATCTATAAACTCCTTAACATTAACACCGTTATGTAAGGCTACGTTCCAGACCATATTTCTATATAGTCTCTTGTTTAAATTGGTTGTATGAAAATGTAGCATACATTTATATTGAGTTTCCACCTTATAAAGTTTAATAACATGGGAACCAAACTAACAGCAAAACGCGCAGGCACTTGCCCCGAATGTAAAAAACCTTGGGCAGTTGGACAGGAAGCAAACTGGGATAAATCTGTAAAGAACTCAGCAGGCTTTAGCGTCATGTGTATAGATGACGACTGTTTCAAAGAACAAGGTGGAAAAATTACCCCTAGAGCAGAAGGTGGTTATAACAAACCATTTAACACTGGCTTTAGCAGAAAACCTCAAGTTGACGTTACTCTCAAGGTACCTGATATTAAAATCAGTGCACCAGTAAGAACAGCAGCAGACACTTTGAAAGAATACATTAAGCAAGGAGATGAACTAGTCGAAGAACTATATGATCTCCCGGCAGGTGATCACACACGCGGACAAATCAGAAGTAAGTTCGTTGATCAACTTATCCTATTGGGAAATACTCAATCGGGTAAGAAAGGTTAACCAACCTTTTTTTTATTTAAATATGTCACGATTCGATAATAAATGTAATGGGTTATGTGACCCACTAATGGACAACCCAGTAGTAGGTACTAAGAAGTATTATTTAAGAGGTGGTCATCATGTGAACTGTACTAGATGTGATAAGTGGATGTTGCAAGCAGCAATGAAAGCTAATGGTAGATGTCCTTGTTGTAATTTCAGACCGAGGTATAAATAATGGTAACTCAATGCCCTATATGTAAAGAGTATTTAGTAGGATATAATTGGACCAAGACACAATCTAATAAGAATTGGATTAAACATAAAGATAAAGGATGGCATAACTGTCCGAAGAAATCATTTAAAAAGAAGACAGCAGGTAAGAGTCAGAAACTAACATCATTTAATGCTACACAGTTTGGACCATTGGTAGAAGTACCTAATGGTTTTAGACGTAGAGATTTAGAACCTAATGATCATGATGCACATACATTATACTATAGTCCATCTAAAGGTGATTGGTATTCACCTTACCTTGATGACCAAGGTAAAGAAATTAGATATAAAAAAGAAGAGTTAGAACAAGCACGTAAGGATGGATACACAGACATAAATGCATTATATAAACAATAGATACGTTTATAAATAGCATAGTATATTATATAGTATGTGTAATGGATTATGTAAAAGATTATATAGGGCAACAAGATACGCACCTGGTATGTCAATGTACATAGGTAACAAACGTTGCACACATTGTGAAAGATTTGTTTCGATGGATGGTATCTATCAAAAGAAAACTAGTTCCAACTGTAAGTGTTGTGACTTACCTGTTAGACATACACCATACTCTGGTAGGAAATCTATCACGTTACCAAAGTCACCAGTGATTCCCTTAGATTTATATAAGGGATTGACATATTAGTACTTGTATGTTTAGTAAAAATGTTATCGTAGAATTAGATAAGATTGACACCATAGTTAAATGGGAAAACATATCCGACTTTCATATGGGTAATGAAAACTTTGTAGATGAACTAGCAATCAAACGAAGGGATGCAATTTTAGATGACCCATATAGATTCACATCCTTTGGAGGAGATCAACTAGACCTTATCCTGCCGGGGGACCCTAGATTTAAATATGAATCAGTAAGACTACAAACAAAGGCACAACAAATGGATGAGTTTGATGAGTTCATGGCACCACTATTCAAGGAACAACAATACTATAAGAAACATTATGGTATGGAAAAAATATGGTATGAACAGTGGGGTAATCATGAGTATAATTCTAGAGTAATGGAAGAAGGAGAGATGAAACGTTGGACTAAACTCCACGGTACTACCTTCCTAGGTAGTAAGGGATTCGTTGGACTTGATATCAGATTCAAGAACAAATCACTCATGAAGAAGACGTTGTTCGTCAATCATGGTGCTGGTTCAGGAGATGCTAAAAAAGCATTGGAGAATCTAACTGTAAATGTAGAGGCAGATGTATATCAGATGGGACACTTACATCAACCTATGGGATTCAGAAGTGATTGTATTTTCTTCAATGAAAAGACAAAAAAATGGGATACCAAGGACCAAATACTAGTTAACTCTGGTTGTTTTACTAGTGGTATTAGAGATGGAGTAGACCAATGGTTTGAGAAACGTAATAAGTTAAGAACATCAAAGCCTGGAACATGGACTGTAACGTTCGATGCATATAAAGATCACGTCAATCAACATGGATAATTATAAATCCATTTATAAATTTTTTTAGCAGTAAAGTTATATATGGTGTTACACTATAGAATAGTCTAATGAAAGATATGATGATTAATATTCACGTTGAAGGACAAGAAGTACCATTCACTATGGCAATCACAAAAGTTCAACCTCTCATTAAAGAGCTCGATAGGGCCGGTAAAAAGTGGCGACTCGGTAGTACCTGCTGAAGGTTTATATTTGGGTTTCACTATATATTTTTTATATGACAGAAGTTAAATCAATATCAATTACAGATGTAGTATTGTATGATAAGCTAAATGAAATAACACCAGCTAATATGAATTTTTCTAAACAGGTGTTAACTGCAGTAGAATCTTATGTAAAGTCACAAGATATAGATGAGGTTGATGAAGCACCAAGACCAGACTTTTTATGTGAAGATATACAAGAATGGAAAACTTATTTTGCAAACCATCCAGAAAGAATAGGAGAAATCATGAGAAGACATGTACAATTAAAAAATCTTTTACTAAAGGAGGAACATGTCATCAGATAAGTACGAATCTAACACCGAAAGAATGAATAAGGTATATCCAGACAGAATATACCGAGACAATTTAGCAAAAGTAATTAGGTGGGTTGATTACGATACATTAAATTCAATGAAAGATGGAGACATATATTATTTAGATGTCGATCATCACTACATAAATCCTTTCTATAAAAAATATGGATTAGATATATTAAAGTTAGGTGAATCATCATTGTTTCAAGCATTAGATAATGTACATAAAGGAAAGAAGTTAGCAGCATTCCACTTCCCTAATGTTAAATTAAAAATAAAAGAAGAAGCAAACGTAATGCTTAGTGATATTGATACTAATGAAGAGAACAAACCAAACACATTCAATGCTGTTATATTAGCAGTAGGTAGACGTCAAGCATACCCTGTAACTGGTAAGTTTAAGTGTGATAATTGTGGTGACGAGGAAGTAAAAGCCACTGATTACACACGAAAATTCAAAGGATTAACATGTAAGGTTTGTATATTTAATAGACAGAAAGGCACAATGGAATTGATACCAGACAGTATGAAGTCAGAGTTTGTACAAGATATAGTAATACAGGAACCAATAGATGAAATTAAAGAGAATCAACCAGTCAATATGGATGCTAAATTAATAGATACAGATGTTGGTCACTCATATATGGGACAAAAGAAAAAAATAACGGGTGTATTCAGAGTAGAGTATGATACTAAAGGAAAACAAAAAGACATTTACATGGAAGTTATTTCAATTAAAGACTTAGATGACGTAGAATTAGTTATGCCAGAAGAATGTGACTTACATCAGTGGATGAATGAGGACGAGAGTAAATTGATTGATGGTCTAATCAGTTCCTTTGCACCACATATATTTGGGTATAGAAACATCAAACTTGCATTGTTACTCGCAATCGTAAGTAAAAGAGGT